TGGAAGCCACGCCGGCCGACGACGACTCGCCGGTGTTTCGCACCGACAACGGCGGGCCGCTCTTCTATTCCCATTTCCGGGGTCACTGCTGGGTGCCGCTGATGCGGCGGTGCGGGCTGATCGACCCGGCGACCGGGCTGCCCAAATACACGCCCTACGCCCTCCGGCATAACTATGCGAGCAACCTGATCGACATGGGCGCCAACCCGAAGCAGCTCCAGCGCGCGATGGGTCACAAGAAGATTGAAACCACGATGAACACGTACGGCCACCTGTACGACAAGAAGAAACAGGCCAACCAGGCGGTGGCGTTCGCCGAGGAGATGGACCGGCGGTTTACGGGCAGCGAGGCGCCAGCCGCCGAGCAAACTCGTGGTGAAAATGTGGTGAGCGGCACGTTTGGCCGCTAAAGACACTGTCGAGACAATGCCTTAGACATTGTCGCCTGGCGCAACACCAGCGCCAAAACTATTGAGCCAAAAAACCTAGGATTTCTACGGGTTTCAGGCTCAAAACAGACCCGGAACACCACACGCGCATCACAAATCCTGACCGAACATTTCCGTGGGTTTTCCGGTCATGCCCGAATAAGCCTGTGGTGCGTCATGTGGTGAATCCAACCGGCTCATTTGCGGCGTCCGCGACCCTCCGGGCGTACTCCCGATCGCGGGCCTGATCCAAGATCCCGATCTCCACGAGCGGGTCGAGGTTGCCGGTCATATCGCCCCAGTCGAGAGACAGCACCTCGAATGGGCGTAGCATGACAGTGCCGCCGCCGGCCGTGACGAATTCAGCCGTGCCTTGCGGGTTGATCCATTGCTTCCGGATCGCCTCCAGCGCTGCCTCGAATTGCTCCAGCGTGTCGAACCGATACATGGCTGTCCCGGCCATCCGGATCAGGACCCGGATATAGCGACCATGCGCTTCGTTCATGGGTCGAACCCCTTGTCGAGCGCCGTTCGCAGCTCGGACATTTTGCAGTAGAGCGTCTTGTTGTCGGGCCCTCGCTTGAAGGGCAATTTGCGCTCGCCGGCCATGCGCCGGACTGATCGCAGGGTGACCTTGTAGCCCGCCGCTTTCAGCAGCTCATAGGCTTCCGGGATCGTGACGACCGGATCAAGAGTTGGTTGGGGTTGGGGCATGGGCGTTCAGTTCCTTCTTGCCCGCGTCGCGGGCGACGTTCAGCTCGACCATGGCCGCCTGGTTTCCCTCAGAGGCAAACCGGCGGGCCAGGAATCGGTAATGAGCATCGATGTCGACGATCGAGCTGGGCTCCAGCCCGTCGACCTTGAGCACCTCGCGCCAGGGCCTGGCGGCCGGCGTCTCGGGGCCGGGCAGGGCCAGGTAGGCGGCGCCCTCGATCGCCTGGCTGACCGAATAGCAGCCGTATTGATCGATCAGCCGGAGCCGCTGCACCGTCATGGCGATGGCCTTCACGTTGCCGAAGACCTTTTGATAGCGGTCGCAGGCGAGCACCGAGAGGACCCAGCGGCCCCGAACGTGTTGGTTGAACCAGAGGGCGCACGCGGGGTCCTCGGCGTCCGTCGGCCGGGAATGTGGCCGGACGTCGGTCGAGAGAATCCAGTTGTGGATGGTAGCCCTTTGCAGCTCGACCTGAAGATCCTGCACGGCGCCGGCGAACGTTCCCACGTTCCACTCGGACAGCCTGCGCTGGCGAGGGGGCGTCCGGGGCCGCTCCTCGGGCCATTGCAGCGGATAGGCCCGAACGTCTTCAAGCCGCGTTGGGCGGGACATTTGCGGGCCTCTCGATCGCGTTCAGGCAGGCCCCTATGCCGTCGACAAACCCTGACTTGTGGGCAGTCTCCAGCAGGGCCCGTATCCGGTCGCCTTGCTCTTGCGACACAGATTGGATGGCCACCCTGACGAGCGGATGATCCATGAAGTGCGCGAACGAGCGTTTGCGGGTTTCGAGCAGCTCGCGGCTCGTGTCGTCGTGCTCGCTCATGGCGCGACCGCTCCCCGCTGAATGGCGACATGTGCCAGCCGCAGCATGCCGATCGCGTTCAGGCGCCGCGACGAATCGATGTTCGGACAATCCATTTGGTGCCAAACGCCTTCCGCGTCGATGTGAGCTGCGATCAGTAACTCCGTGATTTTGCGGCCTTCTGGGGTTTCGCGCTCGGGGATGCGTAGGATCACGGCAGCTTCTCCATTTTATCCAGGGTGTCGACGATCGCGCCCATCACGGCCAGCTCGCGCTCGGCCATGCCGGCCTTCATCTTTCCTTCCGACACCCAGCGCGGGTACACGCGGTTGCGGTAGGCCAGCTCGCGGCGCGCGCAGCGGCGCATGTCGTCGAGCGAGATCGGCGGCTCGGCGCCGCCGAGCAGGTCGCTCATAGGCCCGCCTCCGGCCGGTCGGGGGCGTGCTGGTTGGCGCGGCGCCACAGCATCGGCTCGTCCGCGCGCATCAGCATCAGGTGGGCGATCACGTCGTCCGTCGGGCACATGGCGCCCGCCCACGAGCCGCCGTAATAGGCGATCGGGTGCATGCAGAGGGCACAGAGGATGCGGGCGCTCTCATCTGAACTCTTGCTGCGCGCATCGATGACGACGGTCGGTTTCAGCTTGCGGAAAAGGTAGGTGAGGCGGCTCCGCTTGCTGGTCTCCAGAAACATCCCCGTCAGCAGGTACTTTTTGAAGGCGTGGTGCGGTATCAGCGTGCCTAGCAGCTTGAGAGCCCGATGCTCTTGCTCGATCCCCCAGACGACGCTGCAGCCCATCGTCATCATGTCGTACGACAGGTGGTGGACCTTCGGCACCTTGCCGTGATGGATCTTGCCATCCTCCTCCCACACGTAAATGTCGCACTTCCATTTCGTGGAGTAAAAAACGTTGCGTAGCTTGACTTTATGGTCGTCTTCCTCAGGTTCTTTATGAATGGCGCTTTCGACCGTTTTGAGCGCAGCCAGCTCGGCGTAACGCGGCTCGATCACCAGGCGTGCATCCTCGATCGGGATCGGAATCCCCGCCCATTGCTCCCGAACCTCGGCGATCTGGCCGAGACGATTTCGCAGCGTCGAAAAGCTGTCGTGCTGGTTGAGAACAGCGACCTTATCCGCCGGCTGTCCGTGCGACGGCCACCCCACGGGTTGAGGACGCGGCGATCCGCTTGTATCCGCGCTTGCGAGGCGTTTCCGCTGGCGGTTCTGCTGCTGTTGCTGCCGCCGCCGCTTCGCCGCCGCCATCTTCCGCATTTGCCGCCGCCTCCTGTTGGTCCGCTTTCTCAGCCGTTACGGGATCGAAATCGGCGATGATGTATTCGCCGGTGTTCTCGTCGAAATCCTCCGCGCGCCGAAAAGCCTTCTTGTCCCCTTTGACGTCGACCTCGACCAACAGCGCGTAGCCCCGCCGGAGCATGTCGCGGACGATGCGGCCAGCTCGGATCGTCTCGGCCGGGTTGGATTTGTCGAACGTGATCTTCGTGTCGCCGGCGCCGACATTCAGAATTCCGATCTCTCCCATCACCACATCTCCCTTTGCCCGTTGGGTGGGGGCGGATTCGGCGCGTCGTTCTGCGGCTGCAGCAGCATGGTGTTGCGCATGGCCATATAAAGCCGTTCCATTTCAACAGCTCCGGCGCGATCCTTCTCAGCCCATTTCAAAAAGGCCGGCCGATTGGTCTCGAAAAATCCCTCGCCGCCGGCCACGCCGAACCGCTTGAAGCTCTCTTCCAAGTGCTTGCCGTAAGCCTCTCGAAAGTCTGCCATATTTTCGTACGGCAACCGCTCGTCGTCGGGCATGACCAGCTCGAAGGCATAGACCGGATTCGGCGGGTCGGACTCTGGCGCCGGCTCCGGCGCATCCGTAATGGGGACGCCGTCGCCCGGCTTTGCAGGCTCAAAATCCTCCGGCTTCGGCCGCTCCGTTGGTGTTTCATGTGAAACAGGCGCGCTATCCCCTTGAGCTTGCTCGGGATAAAATTCCTCCACGATTTCGTCGGTGGTATCACCTGGCAGCGGCACCGTTGGGGTATGGGCGTTGAGCGCCGCCCGGGCCTGGTCCTCGATCGTCTCGATGTAGAGGTGGGTTGTGGCCCGATCGAGGGCGATCAGCCGGCCGCGCTCCCGCAGCTCGGTCATGTTGCCGGCGTATTCGAGCCCGACCACATAGACCACCTGCGCACGGCCTTCGGGATCGGCCACCTGCTTGGGGCGGATCACCAGGTCGAACGGGATGCCGGCGAGCGGTCCGCCCGTGATGCTCTTTAAAAACGCCATCGAAGAGAGGATGCCGACGATCGTATTGTAGGACGTCGTGCGCAGCTTCCAGACGCCGCCCAGGCCGCCGGCGCCATCGATCAGGCAGGAGAGGACCCCGTTCATCTTGCAACGGTCCTGGCCCTTGTAATAGGGCTCCTTGCGCGGGCACGGGCATTCGACCTGATGGCGCGGTGCATCCGGCTTGTCGGATTTCTCGTCGACCAGCCGCATGGCCGCCTCGCCGTCGCCCGAGCACCAGAGCGTGCGGCCGTGATAGCAGCCGTAGCGGGTCGGGAAGTTGAGCGTCGGGTCGTCGTACAGCAGCGAGATCGGGATCTTGGTCGGCTTCGGCGAGCCCAGAAGGTTATGGACGTCGGAGTCCATTTTGAAATTGCCGCTGCGGTCGCGCTCCAAGGTCGTGACCACAAAATGGTCGAGCTTCACCGGCGGCTGGAATTCGACTCCGCGCTGCGAACGCTTCGTCTCGCCCTTGATGCCGATCTTGATCTTGCCGCGCTCGGGGAGCGCCGGGGTCAGTCCCTTGATCATGATCCCGCCGGTCGGCCGGAAGATGCGGCCGCCGTTCGAAGGCTGAAAAGCGCCCGTATCGCGGACGATAATGTCGTTCATGGTTGCGCTCTTTCGCTCACGATTTCCCATCCTTCAAAACCAGGATCGGCTTGCGGAAGAATCGGACGCCCGGCACCTCGGGCGGATCGCTGTTCGGGTCGCGGCCCTTGATCATCTCCTTGATCAGCCCTTCGTCTGGCGAGCACAGCGACAGCGGCACCTTGTCCGGGTCAGTGATCTCGAACCGCCACGGATTCTGCATGAAGGCCAGCGAGCCGTACTCGGTCCGCACCTCGCCGTGTTCATTGATGTAGGCGAACAGGCGGTCGCGCATTTCTTGCTCGAACGCCGCGCCAGGCTCGGTCCATGCCTCGCCGTTGGTTTTCATGAGATCCGACATGTCGTCGAGCGGCTTGCGGTGGCTCTTCACCTGCGCCTCAACCGTCGTCAGCAGATCACGCAAGAACAGCGCCATCTCGACGGCTTTGCAGGCTTGCGCATTGTCGGCCAGTGTCGGGCGCTCGGTGTCGTATTTGGGCTTGTACGTCGACACCAGCTTGTTGAGCTGCTCCAGCGTCGGCGCTAGGCCCTCAGCCAGATCCTCCAGATAGGCGCGCAGCGGATCGTCGGGCGGTGGCTGGTTGTGGCCGATCGACGGCGGGCGATCCTTGGGCGCCTCGCCGCGCGCGGCGGCATCCTTCATCTGTCCCATCACCACACCTCGCGTGGGGCGGCGCCGGCAGGCTTGTGCGGGTTGGCGATCGGCCGATCGCGCTCGTGCTTCAAGCAATATTCGAGATCGGCGCGCAGATAGCGCCAGGCTGACTCGGTGATGCGGACCCAGGGCCAGCCGGGCGGGTCGTAAGCGTCGACCGGCTCCAGCCCGATCTCGGCGCAATAGCGGACGTCGGCGATCAGATGGCCGTCTTCGTCGCGCGTCTCTTCCGTCCAGAGCCGCGCCGGGATGAATGCGCCATGCCGAACTTTTCTGGTTTTATAAAAGCCGGGTGAGCCCGCGATCGGATCGAGCGGCGTCATCAGTTCGTCGCTCATTCGGCGGCCGTCCGCCGGCGTGCTTCGCCGGGCAGCATGTAGAGGATTTCGCCGGCTTCGTCCCGGACGATTTGGCCGGCTCGCAGCATGATCCCGAGACACAAGCGTAGCGTCTCGTCATCGACGCCTAAATATTTGATTATCTCAGAAAAGCTTGCGGGCCCGCAGCGCAGAAAAGCGCTGACCCGCTGGGCACAAGTCGCTTCCATCCGGGCAAGATCGGACAGATTGTCCGGTCACGTCAAGCCCGGATTTCTAAATTTAAAAAATTAATTTGACAGCGCCCCGACTCGGGGCCGGCTGCGTTCAGCGACGAGCTGCTGCCGTTCGCAATCGCGTCACGACCTCTGCCTTTTCCGCTTTCCGATGATAGCCGGTCACCACGAAATGCAGATCCGCCTTGACCGCGACGGCAAACTTGCCGACCAGCACCACGGGCAGCGGCGACCGCGTTTCATACTTTCGGTACGCCTCTTCATTGCAGCCCAGCAGGCTCGCGATCTCGCGCTGGGTGAGCTGGGCGCGCTCACGCAGCTCGCGAGTTCGAGCGATGAATTGTCTTTCGAGACTAACCCGATCCGGCATTGGTTTCTCCAACGGAAACTGAACGACCTTTTTCATTTGAATGGCGTCCCTCTTGTGCTTGCCCGCTCTCTTGCGGCCCCATTGACCGACCGGACAGATTGTACGATTGTGCCGGCCATGGCATCTCACGAGAGTTCATGGGGACTGATCGAAACGTGCGCCCGCGAGCTGGGCGTCCATCCCGAGGCGGTCCGAAAGTGGCGTGAGCGGAATAACGTTCCATTTCGCTGGCACGTTCCGTTGATTAAGCAATTTGCTAGCCACGGCCGCATGGTCGCCATGGACTTTTTTGAGAACCTGAAAACCCAAGCCACAACCGACCCCGAAACACCCCAATCCGAGGCTGCCGAGTAACCAGAATCTCGGCGGCCAATCTGGACGGGTAACATACGGGTGTATTCGGAAAAATGGAAGGGCTGTCTTACCTCAACCTGGCGTAGCGGAGCGCCAAAACATGGCCATGGAGATCATAAATGGCAGAAAGCGCCTCCGCAGACGCTGCGCGGACCAACGTTACGCCTGAAACGATTCTGACCGCTCGCCGGGAGCGGGCAGAGGCAAAAGACGCCCTGGAAACGGCGAAAGCGCGTTACCGGAACTGCGGCAAGAAAATCGAGAGTTGGGGCATCGATATCAAGCAGCTCGATCGCGTGATCGAGTTTGCCCGCCGCGACCAGGACGAGCTTGGGGAAGAGTTCCGAACCTTCATTCACTACGCTCGCGTGCTCCAGGTGCCGATCGGCACTCAACTTTCCTTACTCGACGATCAGGACAAGGCGGTGGATCTGTCCGAGCGAGCGAAGGAAGAGCAAGCCGCGTGGGATGCCGGCCAGCAGGGCTTGAACGCCGCCAAGAACAACGAGCCCGCAAGCAACAACCCCTTCACCGCCGGCACGCTGGCACATTCGGCGTGGGCCGAAGCACACCGCCAGCAGCGGCAGAAGATGGAGGAGGGGCTTGTCCCGCGTCGCGGCCGCCCGCCTGGCTCGGGCAAAAAGCAGCAAGACGAGAGCGACCAGCAAGCCGCCTAAGAAAACCAAGGCGATGGCCGGGATTCTCGCTCTCGATCTCGCTTCTAGGGTGGGATACGCGATCGAGATTCCCGGGGTGCCGCCTCTGTTGGGGACCAAGCATTTTCCGCGCTTCAACACGGCGCGGACGGGCCCGCAAGGGCTCGAATTTATGCGCTGGCTAAGAGGGATAATGATCGCATGGGGCCCGGAGCGTGTGATCTACGAGCGGCCGTTGCCGCCCAAATTTCAAAGCTCAACCGCCGTGGCGTCGATCGCCATGGGCTTCGCCTACGTGACCGAGATTGTGTCGGCCGAGCTGCACATTCCGGTCGCGTCGGTGCCGGTGTCGACCGTCCGCAAATTCTTCATCGGCGATGGCTCGTCAAACAAACGAGCCAAGGGCCGGGTGATTCAGGAGTGCGAGCGGCGGGGCTGGGAACCGCCAGACGACAACGCGGCGGACGCCGCTGCCGTGCTCGCCTGGGCGGTCAATGCCTATTACCCGAACAGCGAGCCCCGGCGGACGGCGATCGGCAATCCCGCGCGGCTGCTGTGACCGTCGTTTGGAGGGCCGGCCGGGGTAGCGATTGGGAGGAGGTCGGCTTGGCGGTGCCATGCCCGGCTTGCAACGCCCCTCAGGGCCAGGAATGCGCCATCCCGCCCGGACACGGTTCCGGGGTCCATTCGATCCGTCGGACGATCGCCGAGGAGCTGGGGTTCGCGATCGTCGCGCCGGCCCCGTTGTTGGACCGCACGCCATGAGCCGCAAGGTCGGTCCGACGCTCGATCGCTGCCGGCATTGCGGCGCCCGCCATCAAAAGATCGTGTGGAAGGATAAGGTCGGCTGGGTCTGCCAAAGCTGCGAGACGGTCATCTCGCCGGCCGGCGTGGGGGTCGAGCCATGTTCCGGGTGACGCGTCGCGATATCCTCGACGATCCACAGGTGCAAAGACTGCCCGCCGAGCTGTTCAAAATCTGGATCAATCTCAACGCTATTTCTAACCGGTACGGCGGCCTTATTCCGAGCTTAGATGACGCCGCTTATTTGCTTAGATTGCCCTTAAATGAGGCCGAAATAGCGCTTAATCGGCTCGATGAATTAGGCTTATTTGGCCGGCAGGACGGCTTATTTAAGCCCTTAAAGTTAGCTGACCGCCTGCTTATTAAGGTCGGAAAACCCTTATCCAGAGCCAAAAATAAGCCCTCACGCGTGCGTGTAGTAGATAACTCTTCTGGTTCTGAGTCTGAGGTTACACCGAGATCTAAAACCCATGAAACCCCGGACCCTAAAGGGTCCACCCCTTTAAGCGTTATTTCCGTCGAAAAGCAGGCCGTAGATGGGTGGAATAAGCTCGCTAAATCGCACGGGCTGGCGAGCGTTCAGCGGCTAACCGAGGGGCGCAAGACGCACCTTCGCGCCAGGCTCGCCGAGGTGGGGATCGAGGGTTTTTTGCAGGCGATCGAGCGGGTGCCGGAGAGCGCGTTCCTGCTGGGCGACAACGATCGCGGCTGGAAAGCGGATTTCGATTTCGTGATCCGAGCGGAGCCGTTCCACAAGCTGCGCGAGGGTGCGTATGCCCGAGCCTCGCCGGTGGATCGCGGCGAGCTGACACGCGAGGCGGTCCGCGCAGCAGCAGCCGAAGCCGATCGCCAAGAGGCCGAACGCAAGCAACCGTCGTTTTTGGGGCTAGAAAATGGCAACCCGGACCGAAGTGCAGGAAATCGTGATCGACCGGATGGAGAGCCTTTGGTCATCACGCAAGAACCCGGCGAAGGAACCGAAATCGTACGCGAAGGCATGCGAAGCGTATTTTGAAGCGTTTCGCGAATCGCCGGCCGCGCGCCTCAAGGCGGCGATGGATCGCGTTGTCGGCGGGTATGAAGGGCCGTTCTGGCCGACCCCGGCGGTGATCCGGCGCCACATGCCGGAAGAGATCACCGGCGGTCCGAACTGGACCGCGATGCCGGCCGCGTGGAAGTGGGATTCGCGGCTGCCCGAGCTGCGGCGGCTCTGTCGATGGGACAGCACCGAGGACCCGCTGGTGGCGCTCGCCAACGCGCTGTCTCGCATCGCGGCGGCCGACCCGTGGTTGATCATGCGCAACGCGATGGTCGCGCGCGCGGGCGCGGGGACGTGGGAGAAGTTCGGCGATCAGTATTACCCGGTCTATTCGGTCGAGGCGGTTTTTGTGGCTCGAAATCTCGTGATGGAAGCCGGCAGAAAGGTTGGCGTTTCGGTCGATTTGAGCGCGCTTTCTCTCGACCGCATCGATGCTTGCACGGACGAGGACGTGAGCCCGCGCGACGCGCCCGCGCGCGCGAGTCATGCGCCGGAGTTCTTCTAAATGTTCGGGCTGTCCCAGAATTGCTTATCGATCGGGCTCTCCACCCCTAGCAAATCGTATACCCGCTGCAGATCCTCAGCGCGGGTTGCCACTGCGTCCGCGAGGCGCTCGGGCATCCAATCGGGAATCGGCATCTTGCCGGCCGCGTATCGTTGCAGGGTGCGCGGTCCGACCCCGCCCAGCGCTTCCGAGGCGGGCTCGGTCCAGCGCTCGCCCCATAGCAGGCGGACAATCTCGCGAAAGGTCTCGGGGGGCATCGACTCGGACATGTCAGGAAGAATCGCCGCCAGAATCCACGGTGACAATGAATTTTTCGCCGCCTGACGCGATCTCGGTCATCAGGAGCACCTTGACCCGGCTCAACGCCTGATCGACGTCCACGCCCTCCCAAATGCGAACCCATTTGCCGCAGCGCGCGGGATCGCCGGCGAGGTGCTCCAGGTTGGGCGTCAGGAGAACCCAACGCCCGCCCCCGGCATGCTCCAGCTTGTATTGCGCGATCATGTGTTGCATCTCGGGCATGGACGGCCGCGCTTGTTCTCGCCGATCGTCCGGTGATCTTCGGTCCACCCCTCATCGTACCCGCAGGTGGAACATTTGAAGTGGATCACCTTGCACCATCCGCCCTCGCCAGCATCGACGACGTGCATCATGACGCGACGCGGCCGACGCGGGGACTCGGGGAAGAGATCCGGCGCCCGCGCGATCATGGCTTGTCCCTCCGTTGATTGCGAAGCCACTCGCGATCCTTCCGTTCTTCGATCGCCTCGGAGTATGCGCGCGTCGTAAGCCGGTTCAGCTTCGCCGCTAGCAACCCGAAGTTTTGCGCACAGGTGCCGGAACAGAAAAACTCGCTTTCGTAGCTCTCGCCGTCCCAAGTGTTGAAACTGACCGCGTGTCGCCCGAGATGCTCCGGATAATCGGTGTATCGGACTGCTGTCACTTTTTCGTTCGTCAGCCGCTGGCAATCTTCTTTGGACCGGAGCAGGCCAACAACGGTTCGATCGGACATAGGCGTGTCGCGCGGCTCGGGTCGGACCCATATAGGGCGCGTCCATTTTTTGATCGGCTTGCCGCAGCAACGGCAAAGCGGCTGAACGGATGATTTGAACATCATTCGCACTCCACAAATTCGGCCGACAGAACGGCCGGGCACGGCCATACCTCGACGCATCTCCAGCGGCCGACCGCGTCGCGGACCCATTCGCCGCTCGTTTCATTTTTCGCCGCGCGGGCGCGCAATCTGTCGACCATTCGGGGGCGCCCTTGCCGCGACGCGCGCGCGGTGCGGACGCACTCGGCGATGCCCTCGGGCCCGTCGAGCGTGGTCGACAGCCGGACGCTTTCTCCGTCCGCAAAATCGACGCGGACCGTTTGCGGCGCCTTGGATCGCTTGTAGGCCGCGCGGGACGGCCGCACGACGGGCTCGCCGGCAAGCCAGCACTCGGCAGCCGTGCGCCAATCCGGCGCCCCCTTGCGGGCCCGCGTTGCGACGCGCGCGACGCGCGTATGGGTGGCCAGCTCGGCATTCTTTGCCCTTTCGGCCGCAAGCTCGGCTTCCAGCTCGCGAATGCGGGCCATCAAATCTCCGGCCGGGAAATCGGTTCGGGCAAACCGTGGCATTTCGATTAGAGACATAGGACGGACTCCTTGTGGCGCGGCGCGCGGGCCGCTGGGTTAGGCAAGCTGGCTCGTCAGACGCGCGGCACTGCCCGCGCGTGACCGGACGCGCGCGGGCACGCGCGTCCGGTTTCGCCTTTACCGTTGGCGCCGAACCTCCGTCCAAATTGCAGCGCAGGCCAGCGCCAGGATTCCAACCGCCACGACGGCCGGGAACGCCCAATGCACAATGGGATCGAGGTTTCCCCAATGATGCGCGCCCATGATCACTTACCCTCTGGCGTGTCGCGGACCGCGCGCAAACCCGCGCGCATGGCGGCCGGACAACCGAACTATGTGCGGGTTGTCGTGTTTCTCCCGGTCGAATTCCCAGCCGGGCGCGTTGTCATAGCCTGGCAGGCGACGCACCGCGAACGTACGGATATCGTGCAGCACTGCCCACGCAAGCGATTGCTCCCATGTGTCGGTTTCACAGCACTGGTAATCAAGGCAATCGCACGCCTTCAAAATCGACAGAGCGGCAAGCGGCGAATTCCAGCGCCGGAACTCATAATTGCTCGACGACTCGCCGATCGTTCCCGGTAAGTCATCGTCCTTGCACTCGGGGTAGCGGTAACGCACCGAACGCTCGTTCTCGTCGAGCAATATCCGGCCTACCTCGCTCGCATTCGCGTCAGTGATCGTGACGCGGAGCCCGCCCGGGTTTCCCGCGTGGAATGGTGACACGTAGTAATTAACCTGGTTGTCGATTGACCAGGTAAGCAGCGCATCGATGTGCGCGTGACCGACAACAAAAGCGGACATGATCGGACTCCTCTCCGTGCATCGCGGCGGGATTGCCGCTCCAAGCCACAGCCGGGCTTGCCAGAGGGCCCGAACGCGAGTCAGGGCCCTCCAGTAAGGCCGTCAGGATTGGCCCCAGAGCGGGCGCTCGCGGCGCCCGCTCCACCGAACCGACAGCCTAAGCCGCAAGCTCTGTGATCACGCGCACCGCGTCGCGCTTCAAATCGCTTCCGCGACCGAACCACGCGTTATTGAGCCGGTTGTCGTTGTTGTGCGCGCGCGCCTGGTGGTCGACGAATTCGGTCACGGCTTGAAGCCAGCCGTACGCGGTGCCTTGCACGCCTGAGAATTGCGAGCCGCGCGCCTTCCCGTTGAACAGCGAAAGCACGCTCTGAACCGGGAACGTCGAGACCGGGTCGACGTCCTTGCGCGTCGTCGGGAACAGCTCAACCGTCGCCTTGGCTGCCACGATGCGAGAGACGGGAGTCGCGGCAAGAGTCCGCATGGTGTCCATGAACTCGGCGAACGTCTCGCGCGAGATCCCGAGGCGCCGCTTTACTTCATCGGCATTGAACGCCGACCGGTGCGAGATCTTGATGCGGGAGTCGTTTTTCTCGCCCAAGGAAAGCGACAGCGTGTTGTTGCAGACCACGCGGACGGATGTGTCCTCGCCGACCGTGGCGAGCGATCCATCGGCCGAAGTGCACAGCAGCAGATACTTGCGCATCGTGTCGCGCCGATCAGCGACGAAATCGGAGTCGGGAGTCCGCGCCAGCGCCCAAAAGCGCTTGCCCCCGAACAGACAGCCCGCGACCTCCAATTGATAATCGTATGCCGTGACCAGGTCGCGGAAGAATTCGAGAACCTCGCCAGGCTGAACGATTTGGTAGCTGTCCGAAACCACGCCCAAGCCCGCCATCGTGTCGGAACGATAGAGCACATCCCGCTCTGGCATTTTCACGTAAGCCTTACCGGCAGGCGTATCGATTCGATACTGAACCGGCGCCCGCTGGATCTCCCAATTCATGCCCGCCGCGACCTTCCAAACCTCAATCGGCTCGCCTTCCGGCAAGCACTCGCCGAGCCCGTGCCATGGCGTCTCGCCGACAAAGGCAATGTTAGCGCGATTGTTCGAGAAATCGATTTGATGAGCCATCGGAATACCCTCCGTGTAAGCGCGGCGAAAATGCCGCTGTCGGGTCGGTCACATGACCAAACCCAAGCCCGACCATACCGGACAACTTGTCCGATGACAAACATTTTTTTCAGGCGCCAAATCGGCGCCCTCATGCCGCACTCGAACAGAGACCTTGTGCGCAACTCCATAGCCTGTCCGAATTGCCGGGCGGGCGCTGGCGAAGATTGCCGAGGCAAAGCCGGCCGCAAACGCGTTCGGCTTCATATCGAGCGGTATCACGAATTCGCCTCGCCCCAAGCCGACCCGGAGCCGATCCGGATCAGCGGACAGGCGCCGCACATCACAATCTGCCCGCCGCGCCGAGCAGCCGGCTTTGGATCGATTGAAAAGGCTTTCACTCATTGTCGAGTCGATAAAACAAGAACGCACAAAAAAGCGGCGGCCGCAGACCGCTACAATCGCTCGATGGCACGACATACCGGCCCTGACAGAGCGCGCTAGACCCGCCAGAGATTCATTTCTCCGCGAGGCGCCTCGCCGATCTCAGCAGATCGGAAGCCGGACCCAACGGGTGGCACCGTCACCGACGTAGCATCGAAGCCGCGCCACCCGTTTTTCTCTTCATTTCCTGGGGTTTTGGGGACCTATGCCCAAATGCGAGCGAAAGCGAGACCCTGCGGTGCAGCGAAAGCGAAACCGCTTGGCCCGTTAGCCCTTCCCTCGACGCTCCCTCAATGGCGCTCGCTTCGGTCTCCCGTCGGTCATAAGCCCGCCGCGATCCCGAACCACGCAAAACCCAGCAGGTCGCCCCCGCCCATCTCGCCAACCGTCAGCATAAGCATCAAGCTCGGCGATAATTTTCTCCGCCTGAGAAAAACGCGCCTTAATCGCCGCTGACAGCTTGCGAGCCATCGGGCCCGATATTTCTCGCCGACCCTTGCGATATTGCCGGATCGAATCAGCCGTCATCCCGAGCAACTCGGCCGATCCCCGGTAAATGCCCGGATAGTCCCGAAACTCCCATGGCAGCAAAAGGAAAAGAGCCCGATTGATTAAATTATCCCGGGTCGGAGTTCTCCGGGGAACAATGGAACGCGCAAATTTTCGGGGCACGCGAATAAATCGCCGCTTTTCTATTTGAGAATTCGCCGCTGTGTCAGTCATGGCTGAGAGGTTTTCCACAGGCGCAAAAAGCCCGCAAGATGGCTGAAATGAATAGTCCTGGCGATACAGCAACGCCGCTGAACAGATCATAAGTGCTTAGAATTACAGGCGGGCCCGGTCCCACACCACACGATTCACCACATCGAGACCCGCGCGGACGGGTTGAAAAGCGGGCGCCGGCCGGCCAGCCGAGCCATTTTCCGCACCCGTCGGGACCGTGACGGTTCGAATCGAAGTGTGCCCAACGCTTCCGCCCCCCAGGAAAAAATCTGGACGGAGCGGTTAATCGGCGTCATTTCTTTAATTGGTGAGGCTAGGGCGACGGCCCGGAGCGGAAGGCGAACCGGTGGGCGCGGCGGTATGGTCAGCGGGTTTACCGGTGCCCGGTCTGCCACTGCTGGCACACGACGAGCCAGAACACGGAGCCGATCGTGCTGGACCTGCGCCCGCCCGCGCGTGAGCTGTAGGAAAAAATCGGGTCGACGCGGAAAATCGAACCGATTTATTATCGAGGCGGTGGGGCTGTTTAGAATTAAGGACGTCGATGAAGGTGCACGCGACTTTGATGCATGGGCGCCATCCTGAGATTGCGGTGGCGGCGCCGAGCCGGAAGGCGGCGGTTGAGCTGCTGTCCGCGATCGTGGGGCGTCTGACGGTGAATGATTTGGCGCGGTACGGATATCGGTGGTCGCGCGGTCAGGTGGCGGGGACGGATGTTATTTTTGAGAACCCTGGCGTCGTGTTCATGAGGCGGCGGCATTTTGGTCCGGACCCATGGGTGCGGTTTGAGGCTGAGACGGCCCGAGCTTGGCGGCGCCGGCTTTGAGGCACGGGGAGATTGAGCGGCTGGCGTGGATCGCGGCGCATGTTCGCGAGCATGGGACGCTTCGGCGGGCGGACGTGATGGACCGGTTTGGGATTTCGCGGCCTCAGGCGTCGATCGATATCGGGAAGGTGATGGCGGCGTCGCCGAACCTGATGGCGTACGACATGACGCGGAAATGCTATGTGCTTAAGCGGAAGGCGAAGGGATTGACGCCGAGCCAGAAGCGGCGGCTTCCGCAGGAGCTGGCGGAACGGATTGGGCAGGCGTCGTTGGCGCTGACGGTTGAGCTGTCGCGGCTGTCGTTCCGGGGGCCGGGCGCGCGGGCTGCGGTGCGGCGATGGGCGACGGGGCTCAAGGCGCTGATCGCGTTGGCGGAGGCGGCGGCGGATGAGGCGCCTGAGGAGCGGGCTCGTCGGCCATGAACACCAGCCATTCCCGGAAAGCATGTTGACGCGGACAGTTTGTCCGAATAACGATCCGACTTCTTTTTCTGACGGGGATGGTTTCGTGCCACGGACGGTTTGCCATGACGATGTTTCGCTACGCGCGGGTCTGCGCGCGGGCGGCCGTTACGGCGATCGTGGCGGCCGCGATCCATGATGTGCATGTGCTGCTGGTTCATGCGGCGGCGGCTGCTGGGGATCTGGCGCACGACTTTGTCGTGTCCCTGATCGTCGAGACCGCGCGCTCGCACCTGGCGGCGTTTTGGGAGTGAGACCCGGGCGGTGGTGAGCTGCCCGGGTCCGGGAGGCGCGCGGTGGCTGAGACGTCCAACGTGGAGCTGTGGGAACTCGCGGCCGAGAGCGCGCGGCGGTTTGAGCGCTATTGTCGGCGGCGACGGTATCGGATGTGGCTCGCTTATCTGGCCTTCGCGCCGGCGGCGGCGAATTTCTGGTTTCATTGGCCGTTTTGGGAGGTCGTGCTGCTGATCGCGGTGGGCCCGGCGCTGTCGACGGCGCTGCTGTATCTCGATCCGGTGCTGTTCCCGAAGGACTATCCGTGGAGGCGCCGGTGAGCGAATGGAAGGATTGGGAGGTCGCGGCCCTGGTGTTCGGGTTCATGTTCGGCGGCTTCCTGCTGGGCGTGGGCGTGATGATCGGGCGTTGCCATGTCTGAGCCGACACCCGAGGTGGCTGATGATCCTATCCTCGCGTCGCTGCTGGATGCCGAGGGGGAGGTGCGCAACGCGGCCTTGTTCGCGGCGGTGCGGCGGTTTGCCGAGGGCGACCGGAGCTACACGGAAATCGCCATTACGGTGCTCATGCGGACCTCGCTGTCGCTGGCGCGGCAGGCCGGCGCGATGGCGTGGTGGTGCCAGCAATATGCGGAGCTGGGCGCGTCGGCGACGAAACTCGAAGAGGTGGACCGGGAGCATGGCATTCGGTGACAAGGCGGCGGCGCCGTGGCTCAACCTGACCCTGGAGCCGCATCCGACCAAGCCCGGCAAGCACAAGGTCGTCGGCAATCCGAGTCAGCGGCCGTGCGGTGATTGTACGCTGTGCTGCCGGGTGCTGCCGGTCGCCGAGCTGGAGAAGCCAGCCGGGATCTGGTGCCAGCACGCGATGGGCGGCAAGGGCTGCGCGATCTATGCCGATCGACCGTTCTCGTGCTCGGCCTGGTCGTGCCTGTGGGCCGCGACGAAGGAATGGCCTGAGGAGCTGCAGCCGCGTCGCAGCCATGTGATTTTCGACATGATGACCGACTCGGTCGCGCTCCGGAACAATGTGACCGGGGAGTCGCAGGAGCGCAGCGTCATCCAGCTCTGGGTCGACCCGCGCTTTCCCAACGCCTACCGGGCGCCGATCGTCCGGCGGGCGATCGAAGAGATCGCGCGGATGTTCGGCATGGCGACGTTGGTCCGCATCGGCTCGTGGGAGGCGTTTTTGGTGCTCGCTCCGGGGCTGAGTCCGAACGGCGATTGGTTCGAAACCCGGTCGAACATCAGTGTGCCGGAGAACTCTGCGTGGCCGGTGCCGGCATGACGGAAGACGAGCGCGACGAATATTCGGTGTTGAAGGTGATGACCGACGACACGCACAAATTTGCGGTGCCGATCGGGCTCGGGGTGCTTTCGCCTGAGATGCAACGGGCGCTGGAGCGGCTGCAGCTCCGGGAGTGGGTGAGGCTGATCGATGTATCGTTCATTATGGATTCGGGAATGCAGCCGGGCACGCTGTTCCGGATCTTCAAAGTGATGCCCGAGGCGCTGACCTGGTTCCGGGGGCAAGGATGATCGGTCGCATTTGTCAAGATTTCTCACCCCAGATTTCTAGCTTTCGCACACTGCGAAATCTGCCGAGGCAGGCTTTCATGGCACGCGGTGGCACGCGTTCATGACGACCGAACGCAAGCGGCATTGCATCGAATGCGGACGCCCGATCAGCCTGTGCAATGGGTTCACGCTGGCCCGTGACGTCGTTGCGGCCCTCGCCGGCGAACTGCCGGGCGAATGGGTTCGGGAGCTGTGCGGTCTGTGTGTGCTTCGGCGTGATCTTCCCGAGCTGATAGCTGCCGGCGTCGCGATCCCGGTTGACGCGCCGGACATTTTGTCCGAATGATTGGCCGCTGCGCCGGTTGTGTTGACCCGAAAATCCCTCTCGGTTCATGTGGCCATGGTCGGCGCAGCACCAACGTTTGCGGAGGGCGTCGGGTGGATGCGACAAAGCGGGGCCGGGTGGTCGATCCGGCGGGAGATCGTCGTTTGAAGGTAAATCGTCAGCGTATGCCGGGCCTGCCGTCCGACCTGGTCGCCAGGCTGAACGCCAGGGCATCGGGCAGCCTTCACGGCGAGCTGTTTGCCGAGGCGGCCGCAGAGATCGAAAAGCTGCGGCGCCGACTCGCCCAGTTCAAGCATCGGCAGTCGTTTGGATTATGAGAGCTGACAGCGACAAAGCGCGCGCCCGGCTGGTCGAGGCGCTTGAGACGGCCAAGGCGCCGGCGTGGATGATCGACCAGGCCAAGGAAGGAATTTACGGCGACTTCACCTCGCCGCTCGCCACCCCGATCATGCAGCTCGTCGCCGACGCGATCACCGAGGGCCTGGATGACATCGCCGCCCGGGCGATGGACGGGGATTTCGATGGCTGAGCTGTCGTGGTGGTCGCGGCATTTCGGCGGGCAGAAGGCGCGTGACGCGATCGTGATCGCGCTGCTGCACACCGACCGGGAGCTGTCGACGGTTGACCTTTACCGCAAAACCGGCATCGGCCTGGTGCCGCTCTACGTCTGCCTAAATGAGCTGTACGCAGCCGGTGTCGTGACCTTCCGGCAGGCGATGGGCGGGCCCGGGCGCGGCTGGCGGCGCAAGCGCTTCTATTGGCTGTGCACGCGGCCGATTTGAGTGTATAGTCTGTTTCGGAAGATGCCCCCTCAAAGGTCTTTTCCTCCCCTGCTGTGTTCGTTGCTTCGTCGGGGGCCTGGTCGAGCAAAATCGACCGGGCCCTTGGCGTAAGGGAAGCCCGGCTGCTTGTTTCGAGCGCGCAGCCGGGCTTTTCCTTTTCTGCCCTCTTGCGCCGACCGGACAATTTGTCCATTCTCTCCTCGCTGCGGCGGGCCTCCTGCAGTCTATGGTTAGCGAACAGGCCCGGCTCATGAGCCCGTCGCAGCGCCAGAGGGTCTTTCCGCAATGATCGACAAATCGCGTTGGGGCGATGGGCCGTGGCAACGCGAGCCCGACCGGGTCCGCTGGACCGACCCGGAAACCGGTCTCGAATGTCTGATGAACCGGCACGCGACCCATGGGAGCTGGTGCGGCTATGTCGGCGTGGGGCCCGAGCATCCAGCCTATGAGCTGTCTTACGATGGCAACGTTGCCTCGGAATTCGAGGAATACCTGGACGAGTCCCGCGCCGAGATGCGATCGGGGAAGGCGCTTGCGCGGCTCAAGGCGGGCGATGGGCCGGCCACCAAACGGCCGGAGGTGGTGCCAGGAATCGGTGAGCGGGTCCAGGACATCGAGGTTCATGGCGGGCTGACCTATGCCGCCCAGTGGGAGGGCGAGGGGGATCTTTGGTGGTTTGGGTTTGATTGCTGCCACGCGTTCGATCTCGTGCCTGGCCTTGAGGCCATCAAGCGCGAGCTGCCCCGGCTCCCGTTTCCCAAGGTGGCGATCCCGCCCGAATATCGGGATGTGTATCGCGACGAATCCTATGTGCGGGGCGAGGTCGAGAGCCTGGCCCGCCAGCTCGCGCGCCTGGTGGTCAAGATCGAAGTCCCTGCCGAGGGGAGGCAATCGTGAGCGACGATTCTCTGATGTTCCACCGCCTTTCGGCCGACGTCGCGCGCGCCTCGCTTGAACTGTCGGTTGCGATCGAGCGCTACGTCCTGCAGCGCGGCCAGGCTCGGCCGCGCGTGCGCGGGCTCGCCATGCGGATGCGGGCGCTGATGGACGAAGTCGATGAAGCTGTAAAACCCAAACGATGAGGTGGGGAGAGATGGATCTGCCGCACCTGATCATTGGGGCTGGCGTCGTGCTGATGCTGGCTGCGATCGTCGCGTTGAGCGGTTTTTTGTTTTGGGGAACCGGCGTGCTGTTGGTGCGCCGGCTGCGCGGGAGACTCTGATGGCCGACACATTTCGCTGCGATGGCTGCGAACAGAGCTTCCCCAAGGCGTGGTCAGACGCCGACGCGGTCGCGGAGCTGGAGAGCAAATACCCCGGCGTCGATGTCGAGGATTGCGCGGTCGTCTGCGATGATTGCCAGAACCGGCTGACCCAGATGCCCGGGATCAGGCTGCAGACCGTGTCGACGCATCGCGCCGACGTCACGGTGAACGGTCAGCCGATCGGCTACATCGTGCGCATGCTCGAAGGGATGGGGATCGCTCTCAATCCGGCCCAAGGGCATGAGCCCGTCGGATACATGGTCTCGCCGGCGCGGGGCGGAATCGCGCGCGCCCGAGCTGAAAGCATGGCGACGGCGCCGACGCTGATCGAGGCGGTCTCGCGGCTGTGGGAGATGCGCTGATGGGCGGGACGCCGATGTTCATCGGCCGCGACGAGCTGCTGGCGCTGGAGGGCCTGCGGACCTTGGCGGCCGCGAATCCGGTGGACATGCTGCCGCTGATGGAGCGGCTCAAATCGGCGGCCGGCAAGCGCGCGCACAAAGAACAGATGACCCGGCAGACGATCAAAATCCCGTTCGACTATTGGGTGACGTTCTCGATCGAGCTGAACCACCCCGTGGGCACCTGCCGACATATGTCCATGTCCGTGGACCGGGAAGGTCGATCGCCGAACGAGATCGCAGTGTGGACCGTCGCCAAGGAACTCGGTTTCGTGGACGGGCTGCATGCCTGCCGGGTGTGGATTGAGAATCTGGATCGGCCGGGCGACGTCGCGATCAACGTCGTGCAACCGATCGCCGTCTCTGACCAGGCGGGGGCCGCGTGACCGAGCGAGATCCCGGCGTCATGGTGCCGACGGCGCTCTGCCCGCATTGCGGCTACGGCTTCGATCGCGCCAGCGTGGCCGAGGGCGAAAAGAAAGAGCCGAGGCCGGGCGACATCTCCATGTGCATCTCGTGCGGCGGGTTCCTGGTGTTCACCGACGATATCCGGGTGCGAAAGATCGAAGAGCGCGATTGGCAGGAGCTGGACGCCGAGGCGATGGCGACGCTGCTCAATATGTCGCTCGCCTGGGAGATCATGCGCGACACGATTGGCACGCCAGACGACAAAAAGGGCGGACACGCATAAATCCCGAGGGAAAGGAGACAGGACCGATGATGCTGTTTCAGATGTCGAGAAAATACGCGCTGACGTTGGTCGCGATGATCCACATCGCGCGCCAGGAAGAGGGCCGGTCGATCCAAGCGGCCGAGCTGATGGCCTTCATGGGTAGCGAACGCCGCTATCTCGAACCGGTGCTGCAGAGCTTGACCCGGGGCGGCGTGATCAAGGGCCTGCGTGGACCAATGGGCGGATATCAACTGGCGCGTGCGGCGAACGAAATTTCGATGCTGGACGTGCTCGAATGCGTCAACACGACGGAGGTCGGGCCCGATCGCGATCTTGGCCTGAACGCCGATGCGGCCGCGCTGTTGGAGCCGATCTTTCCGCAGCTCGTGTCACATTTTCAGGAAAACCTGCGGCGGGTCACGCTCGCGGATTTCCTGGTGTCGGCCGAGGCGCTGCGCGCCGCATGACCGCCGTTCCGTGCGGCGGCTGCACGCTCTGCTGTAAGCACGAGATCGTCACGCTGCACATCGACGAAGGCGACGATCCTTCGCTCTATGGCGACGGCGTGAGAGAAGGCATCCCCAGACGTCCGGGCTTGGCTCCTGTGCTCAAGCACAAGCCGAACGGCGATTGCTTCTTTCTCGGCGATGCCGGCTGCACGATCTATGACAAGCGCCCGGTGATCTGCCGCTCATTCGATTGTCGACGAGCCTTTCTGAAAATCCGCAACCGGTTCACGCGCAACCAGCGGCGCCAGATGGTTCGCGCTGGTCATCTCGACATGGCCGTCTATCGTCGCGGCGAGGAGCTGGCCGACACGCTCTTCGACCAACCGGACGATTTGTCCGCCGAGTTATCCACGATCTCGACATAAATCGGGCAAAAATCCTTCTTCACACCGGACAAATCGTCCGGTACGTTTTCCGCCGCCGAGGGATGCAATCTGGTGCCGCTCCTGATCGGCCCGGCGGGAAGTCTGTGAATGGTTCCGCAGTTCGCAGCTTCCCGCCGGTCTAGGCAGGGAGACACCGTGAAGATCTTGATCATCGGCGGCTGCGGCTATGTCGGCAGCGCACTTTTCGCTCACCTCACCGACTGCGGTCATGATGTCCAGACGGTCGACACCGAAGAGCGCGGCAACCGTACCAACCCCGAAAATGTGAAGTGCTCGTGCAGCGCGACGCGCGCTTTCGATTTCGAAGAGATAGAAGCCGTGATCTGGGTTGCCGGCCGATCGAGCGTCAGGCGCGCGGTCGCCGAGCCGGCGCGCGCCGTGCGCGAGAATGTGTCCGAGCTGGCCGACGTCACCAGACGTCTCACAGGCCAGCCACTGCTGTTCGCGTCGTCGGCGTCGGTGCTGTCGCGCGATCTCGGCGGGCCCAGCAACATCTATGATCTGACCAAGATCGCGGCCGAGATGCTGATCCCGCCGATCTATGAAAACACCTACGTTCTGCGCTTTGGAACCGTGTGCGGCGCCGCGCCCAACCTGCGGCCTGACATGGTGATCCAGGCGATGGTCAAGAGCGCCCTGGAAACGGGAGTCGTGCACGCGTCCAACCTGGAGGCGATGCGGCCGATCCTCGGCGTGCGCGATCTCTGCAGCGGCGTCGAGGGTCTGCTGGGCGGCGGGGTCGAGCCGGGGATCATCAACCTGGTGAGCTTCAATGCGCAGATCGGCAAGCTCGCTAATTTCGTCGCGGCTCGGCTGAACGCCAGGATCGAAACGCACGATCCGACGCCGACATACGATTTCACGATGGAGCCGACTTATATCCCTGGTTTTCCACCGGTGGACACTCCAGCCTCGATCGTCGATGGCCTGGTCGAGCTGCATCGCGAACAGCCGCTCGGGAGTTTCGCGCCATGAGAGGGTTCATCCGTCTGGACGAATGCCTCGCCTGTGGCGCCGGCGATCTGGTGCTGTATCTCGATCTCGGCGAACAGCCGCTCGCCAACACCTACCGCGAGCGCGGCGACGGGCCGTTGAAGACCTTCCCGCTCGGGCTGCAGCGCTGCGTGCGGTGCTGGCACAGCCAGAACCTGGTGTCTGTCGACCCCGACCTGATGTTCCGCGACTACCCCTATGTCAGCGGAACGAGCGCGAGCCTAAGGCACTATTTCACCGACTTCGTCTTCCGGGTCGAGGAGGGATTTCCTCCTAATAAACCGTTCCGGGTGCTGGAGATTGCGTCCAACGACGGAACGTTGTTGCGGTCGTTCGCGGCGCGCGGCCACAAAGTCCAGGGCGTCGATCCTGCGCAGAACCTTGCGATCGGCCTCAAGGTCAGCGGCGACGTGCCGACCATTTGCGATTATTGGCATCGCGGCGTCGTGGAGCTGCTCGCGGACGAAGAGCCGTACGATGTCGTCGTGGCGATGAACGTGCTCGGCCACGTCGCCAATCCACTGAATTTTCTACAGCTCTGTAAACAGGTGCTCGCGCCCGGCGGGCGGATTTATATCCAGACGAGCCAGGCCCGCATGATCGAGCGCGGCGAGTTCGACACCTGCTACCACGAACATTTATCGTTCTTCACCGTCAGCTCGTGGGTCGCGCTCGCGCGGCGGGCCGGCTTGTTCATCGACAAGATCTCGCATGTCGATGTGCACGGCACGTCTTACCTGGTCGAGCTGATCAACCGGCCGGGCGCTGCCGAGATCCAGGTGGCCGAGGATTACGAGCTGGGTCACGCCGAGAAGGGGCGCGGTTATTACCAGGTGGATATCTACGATTCGCTGCAGACGCGTGCGCAGCAGTCCGCCGATTGGGTCCGCACGACGCTCGTCAAGCTCGAAAGCGAAGGGTGGGACGCGGCGGGCTACGGCGCGGCCGCAAAGGGCATGACGTTCCTGAATTTCGCCGGCGTCGAGCTGGGCGTCATCTTCGATGACAACCCGCTCAAGCAAGGCAAGATCGCCCCGTGCGGCGCGGAGATCGTGGCGCCCGGCCATCTCGATCAGATGGGCAAGATCGCGTTCCTGATCCCCGCCTGGAATATGGAAGCCGAGATTGTCGACAAGATCAAAGCGCTTCGGCCGAACTCGGACGATCGGTTTCTCACCTATTTCCCAACCCCGAATTTGCACGCATGACGGACCAGCAAATCGAGATCCCCGACACGCCGCGCAACCGCGCGATCTGGTATCACAACCAGGCGGTCGTCATGCGCCAGAAGGGCGTCGAGCTGGCGGAGGCCGATCGCCATACCGCGTATCGGCTCCTGTCGTCGGCCGTCGAGACCGACCCGACTTTCAAGGAGGGCTGGTACGAGCTGGGCAACGCGAATGGTGATCTCAGATTTCGCGAAGCCGCGATTGCCTGTTATCGCCGGGCGATCGAGCTGGACCCGTCCTGGGGTCGGTGCCTTTGCAATCTCGGCTACCGGCTCTATGAAGCCGCGCGCTATGCCGAAGCCGAGACCGTGCTGCGCGCCGCGATCCGGGCGGAGCCGGACTTGCCGCTGTCGTGGTCGAATCTGTCTCTCGTCGAGTCCATCACCGGCCGAACGCGAGAGGCGTGCGACGCAGCGCAGCGCGCGTGGGAGCTTGGCGGCGACGATGACACGGAACTCGCGCTTGCGTTCGCCTGCCTGTTCGATCGGCAATGGATGCGCGGCCTGCTGCATTTCGAGTCCCGCTTCGGCCAAGGGAACTACCGCCACTTCCGGCAAATGCCGTATCCCAAATGGGAGGGGCAGCGGCTCGACGGCAAGGTGTTGCTGCTGACCGCCGAGCAAGGCATGGGCGACGCGCTCTCCTATCTGCGCTTCGTGCCGCGCATCGGCGAATATGGTGGCCAGGTGTGCCTGACGCTTCACCCGCCGCTGATGAAGCTCGCCGCCGGCATGCTGATGGGCAAGACGCAAACCGTGCTGATCGGGCCCTTGGAGCAAAACATCCCGCCGGCCGACTATTGGTGTTCGCTGACGACGCTGCCTCTGATCTATCGGCTGACGGACGAGGAGTTCGAGACGGCGCCAGGCTTGCCGGTGCCTTACCGTCCCCTGGAAACCACGTTCCCGTGGAAGCTCCCGGGCCGCAAGTTCCATGTCGGAATCTGTTGGGCGGGCGACCCGAACAACGACCTTGAACGTTACCGGGCAATGAAGGTCACAGACTTTCTGGAGCTGACGAAGGTCCCGGGGTTGCAGCTCTACAGCCTGCAGATCGGCGAGCGGGCGCGCGACCTGTACGACGTCGGCGCCCAAGGGTTGATCAAAGACCTGGCGCCCTTCATCCGCGACGCTCACGATACCGCGCAGATCGTCCGCGATCTCGACCTTGTCGTGACGATCGAGACGTCGCTTGGCCATATCTGCGGCGCCGCCGAGGTTGAGTGCTGGGTCCTCTACAGTCGGGACGGCCACGATTACCGGATCGGCCGCGACGAAAAGCATGGAGCGATCTGGTATCCCCGACACCGCGTCTTCATGCAGGACGACAGCCGCGCCTGGCGGCCGGTGCTGGACCGCGTCATCGAGGCGATCAGGCAGAGGATTCTGGTATGAGCGAAGTCATCGAGCCGCTCACGACCGACGAGCTGGCCGTCCTGGAGATCTGCGTGCGCGGCGGCTCGATCGCGCCGATCGGCCGATGGGAAAAGCCCGTTCGCGCGCTCACGCAGCGCGGCCTGCTGAACGGGCTGGATGCGTTCAATTACGTCATCACCGACGCCGGCCGCGACGCGCACGAGAGCCAGGAACGGGAGGTGGATCGCGCGCTTGGCGAGGTGATCGAGCGCGGGTCAGCCAATATGCGGGCGCAGCTCGAAATTACAGACACGATCGAGGCTATGGCGCAAAGTCTGGCCAAGGTTGCCCGGGCGAGCGCGCTCGTCACCGGTGATGACGAATGGCACGCGGCCGCGCGGTGGTGCCGGATCATGATGGACCGCACGAAGGAAATTTTGCAGGAGCGTCCGACATGAGCGCGCTTGCCCAGGTCGCCGACAACATCTTTTTCCAGGAGCATCCGGATCGGCAGTTTCGTATCCGCATGCCGGCGCCCGGCGAGCGGCTGGAGGAGTTCCGCGGTCTCGGCGGGCATGATCCCGAGCGCCGGCGAATCATCGCGTGGAAGGTGCCGGTCGGCTCGCGGCTGATGGAGGGCGCGATCCTCTGCATCCCCATGCTGCTGTTCGCCGACGAGACGATCGAGGACAACGACACGGTGCTTGGGCCGATCGTGCATGAGCTGATGCAGGACGCGGCCGAGAATTACGGCGTCGAGCCCCCGAAGGTCGGCCGAGCATGAGATGGTTCAGGCCGGCGTCGAGGGCCGAATGGCCGCTCACGATCAGCTCCCTCCGGAGCTGCGTCAGCTCCTCAATTACGCGCCGATCAAAATCGCGTCTGAAACCGTGCTCGCCTACTACCGGCAGGCCGGGCTGCCGGCGACCCTCGCGTGGGTGCGACAGAACATCGACGCAATAATGGCCCATCCCGAACAGGAGCGCGCCCATGAGTTTGGAAATGCGCAACGTGTTCTCCAAGCGCGTAAGCAAAATCGGCTGGGACGATAGTACCGGCGAGCTGGTCGTGATGTGGATCAGCGGCAAATTTTCCCGCTACGCCGGGGTGCCCAAGGCGCTCGCCAACCAGGTCATGAACTCAGCTTCGGTGGGGACGGCGCTTTCAACGGAGATCGAGGGGAAGTATGACCACCTCCCAGGATATTAAGCCCCGCACGCTCATCCTGGGCACGTCCTATGTCGGCGAGGGCGCGCAGGGCTATGGGGCCAAGCTCGTCACGCTGTGGGCGCGGCTGGCGCAGCATCTCAATCCGGACACGGACATCCTGATCGTCGACAGCGCGTCGCCGACCCCGCCCCGTGACTTTTTGGAGCCCTACGGCTTTCAACGATGGACCGGAAGGGAAAATCGGAAATATTCTATTTATGAATTCGCCGACAATATCGGCCACCTAAACACGACACGACGGGACGGATGGGGGCGGGCGCTATGCAGGGGCATCGAGATAGCGATCGAGCACGAATACGACTTCATCGCGTACAAGGATGTCGATATCGTCTTCACGCGGCCGGTCGCGCCGATCGTCGACAGGCTTGCTCGGCACGGCATCGCCGCCGCGTGTCCGATGGACCCGATCTATCAGTTCCTCGAAAACGGCCTGATGTTCCTCGACGTCGCCTATCTGCGCAAATCACGCTTCGTCGAGCGATACGACTGGCCCAATCGTGGAAACGAGCCATTAACGCCTGGCTCGATCCCTGAGGTTATTTTCGAGAGGCTGATCGGCGACGAGCTGTTCATCCTGCCGCTGCGCGGGCTGCGCAACGACCTCGATCGGGTGACGGTCAACAACCTGGCGCACGCCTTCCCCTATGGGATCGATTACCTGACGCACTGCAAGGATTTCTCGATCTACGAGCGCCTGTTGCAAATGAAGGGGATCGCGCTGTGACCCCGCTGGTCAAGGGCGCGTTCGTTCTTCTTGGCATCTACATCGTTGGTATCCTTGTCGCCTACACCCATTTCATCTTGAAGTTCTGGTGATGGAGGACGCCGTAATGGATATTTTAATCACCTTGCTCGTGCTGGTTTTGTTTTTTGGGCTGATCTACGCGGTGATCACCATGATCCCCCTGCCTCCGCCCTTCAAAACCGTCGTGATCATCATCTTCCTGATCATCTTCCTGTTGGTGCTGCTGCAGTACATGCCGCTGCATCCACTCGGTCTCTGGCATCGATAAAAGGCCACCATGACAAAGCTAAACCGCAGGGGTTTCTTCCGTGGAGTCGCGGCGCTGGCTGCGACCTCGGCCTTAAGCCCACCTGCCGCTTTGATCATGAAGCCCCGGCAGATTGGCAAGTCGTTTATTAGTGTCGATCTCGCGCGCGGCGACTCCGTGTCTGTCTATGCCTCGCTTTGCAACGTGACCCGCCGGGCGTTCGTCCCTTCGGCTATAGTCGACATCTGGTATTCGGAGCCAACATCGTGACCAACCTGATTGAAGACATCGACGCGGCCGCGCGATCGGCGCCGTTCCGCAAGATGGCCGATCGCGTCGACCTCAACGCTCAAGAGGGGTTCGCCGGCGCCTTCGTCGTCGTGCCCCCCGAGGGCGATCCGGTCGAGCTGCTGTTGCTGAACAATCAAAAAAGCCCAGCCATGTTTTGGTCGCTGCTGAAAACCACGGCCGAGATGCAGATCGCCGAGCTGGAGGAAAAACAGCGGGTTGCGCAAAGCGGATACGGGCGCTATTAGCCCCATGTGCTGACCGGCGGCTGGAATAAAGAAAAGGTTCAAATATTCGAACAGGAATTCCTCAATTTCCTGCAGTACGTCCAGGTCAACTCTAAAGATTTAGGAAAGATTATTTTAGGCGAGCACGTCTACCGTGCTCAGCAGCGATTGCTGGACGGCATCTTTTCCGGGCTCAGCCAGGACAAGCACGATTTCAAGGTTCTGAAATCTCGCCAGCTCGGAATCTCGACGCTGTCGCGCGCGCTCACGCTGTTCTGGATCGGCATCCATGACGGCCTGAACGGCTTCATGGTGTTCGACACCGACGGCAACAAAGAGCGCGCCCGTACCGAGCTGACGGTCATGCTGGAAAACCTGCCGAAGTCGCTGCACTTCCCCGGCATCGTCGTGAACAATCGGACCATGCTGCAGCTCGAAAACGATTCGATCTGCAACTTCGCCTCGGCCGGCGTGCGTGCGGGTAAGACGTCCGGTGTGCTCGGTCGGTCGGCCGGTGTCAACTTCGTTCACGCGAGCGAGATGTGCTCGTGGGACAATACCGAGGGCCTGACGGCCTTCGAGAACTCGCTGTCGGACCAGTACCCCGATCGCCTCTATCTCTGGGAATCGACGGCGCGCGGCTACAACCAGTGGCACAAGATGTGGCGGGAGGCGAAAGCCGACACCTCGCACCAGGTCCCGATATTTATCGGCTGGTGGGCCAAAGACACGCAGTTCATCTCCCGCGAGCATCCCGACTTCCTGCGCTACGGCATGCAGCCGCCATCGGACAAGGAGCTGCAGAAGATCCGCGAGGTGCGCGATCGCTACGGCTGGGAAGTCACGGCTGAACAGCTCGCATGGATTCGTTGGAAGATGGACCCGCTCGCCGAGCCCGACGGCGATGCCGACGCGGAGTTCGAGGGCGACGTGCTCGAAATCCAAGAACAGCCGTGGACCGAGGAAGAGGCTTTCCAGGTCACCGGCGCCACGTTCTTCGATCCGGGATCTCTGACCGACCAGGAAAACAATCACGTCAGCAACAAATTCAAAACCTACAGCTACGGCACCGGAATCGAGTTCGCCGAGTCCAGCATCTATCCGGCGCCGAACGCGCGATCGGTGCAGCTCAAGGTGTGGGAAGAGCCGGAGAACGACGCGGTCTATGTGATCGCGGCCGATCCCGCCTTCGGCGCCAACGAGAACAACGATCGCTCGGCGATCCAGGTGTTGCGCTGCTACGCCGATGGCATGGACCAGGTCGCCGAATATGCCTGGCCGCTCGTCAACACGCGGCAGTTCGCGTGGGTGATCGCGTCTTTGCTCGGCCACTATTCGACCGTCGGCGGCAATGGGAAGGCGACCGTCTATTTCATCCTGGAGATCAACGGTCCCGGCGAAGCGGTGATGAACGAGCTGCGATCGCTCAAGCATCAGATCCAGGTCGGCTATCAGCCCAAGCCGATCGACGAGAAGGGGCTGCGCAACATTTTCTTCAACGTGCGGGAGTACATTTACAACCGCTCGGACTCGATGGGGGCCGGCCACAATTGGCACTTCAAGACGACCGCTCAGCTCAAGGTCGCCGTGATGGAACGCCTCCGCGATTTCACCGCGAACGGCATGCTTCGTCTGCGATCGCACGACACGATCGAGGAGATGAAGACGATCCAGCGCGAGGGCGATTCGATCGAGGCGTCACAGAACAACAAAGATGATCGCGTGATCTCGCTCGCGCTCGGCGTGCGCTGCTGGGAAGAGCGCGCCCGCAAGGAGATGGTCACCTTCCGTCGCACGCGCGCGCAGGAAGAAGCCAAGAAGCGGCTGACAATCAAAGACCAAATAACGATGTTCAATCAAACTCAATTGGATTCATTTTTCAAAGCAAAAGCTGGCGCGCGCCAAGCACAACTCGCTATGATGCGGCGCGCTCAATGGAGAGGGCGCAGGTGATGGCGAAACTTCGCACATATAATTGCCCGGAGTGTGGCGGCCAGTTCTCGCACCTCCACCACCCGTCGACCGACACAGCTCCGCCGCGTTTCTGTCCGCTGTGCGGATACGACACGCAGTCCGAAGAGCGGGCCGCCGAGTTCAGCCCCGCGATCACCGCGCCGATGATCGGCACGAACAAGGCGAAAGCCGGCGATGCCACATACCGCATGATGGAGGCGGAGGCGCAGTCGCGCATCGAGGCGGCCGCCGAGATGACCGGCCAGCCGGAGTCCGACTTCGCCGACATGAAGATCACCGATCTCAAGGACAATCTGCGCGAGGGCGACACCGCTGCTGTAGCGATGCCGGCGAACGACGTCACACGGCGCATGGCCGAGATGCAGGCGCGCGGCATGCCTGTCGGGTTCGCCGGCGGCGAGGCATATGCGCAAACCACCGGCCAGGGCCCCGAGCCGTATGCCGGGCTGCGGACATCCCAAATGTTGCGACGGGCTCACGCTGCGGCGGGCGGCTTGGTGACGGACAGCCCGGCGCTCGAAGTCGTGCGACGCGGCAACGCCGGACCCGGATCGTAATCATGGTCGCCGCCGTCCTCTCGCTCTCCCCCGACAATCGCCGCGCCGTCAAGGAAGCGCTCGATTACATCGAGGCGTGCCAGGTCAGCCAGGGCATTCGCGCCGCGTTCTGCCGGCAGATCAACGCGATCGTCGAGACCGGTCGCCAGGACGGAACGCGGTCGCTGATCAACAAGCTCTTCAAGCATGTCGATCGCGCGGCCTCTCACCTGTTCTCGCCGACCGATCTTCGCTTCGCTGTGGATTTCGAGAACGAATATCCGGAAGAAATTCTGAAGCGCGGCGCGGTGGTCGCAAAGGTGCTGTCGCGCGATTGGGAGCACAACAACACCGACATCACCTTTTCGCAGGGTGTTTTTGAAAGCCTGAAATACGGCGCATCCATTCTCAAGCAATGGGTGGAGAAGGAGCCCGACGGCCAGCCGACCTATAGCGCTCGCCTGGTCATGCCATGGCATTTCGGCGTCTACCGCGAAGACGTGGCCGACCTCGACAAGCAGCCGGCCATGTGCGAGACGACCCTTATGTCGCTTCCTGAGGTGTGGAAGCGCGTTTACCACATGCCGGAAGCGCCGACGCTGTTCAAGCGGATCAAGGATCACGCGCAGCGCGGCAATACGAACACCGAATTCAGCACGTTCTTGCACCAGGTGCTGTCGACCTCGACGCTCAACACCGGCAACGTCGGCATGACGCGGCCGGTGCCCGGCGGCATCGTGCAGCTCAACAACGATCCGAACTACGCGATCATGGGCCCCGAGGTGGGTGTTGATCTCGTGAAAATGCACGAGCTGTGGGTGTGGGGCGATGACGGCGATTACAAGACGATCCAGATCATCGAACCCGATGTGCTGATCACGCGCTACAAGCGCGAAAATCTGCTGATGGGATCGCGGGTCAAAACCCGGCTGCATCCCTATACGCTGATCCAGCCGAACGCGGTCACCGGCTATATCTGGGGCCGTTCCGAGATCACCGATCTGATCGAGCCGCAGGGTTGGCTGTCGACGATCTGCGTCGACATCATGCGCCTGGCAGGACTGCAGGTGGATAAGATCCTCGCGTTCTCCGGCTTCGACGGCATCACGGTCGAGACTTACGACCAGATGCGCTCGGCTGGATTCTTCAACGGCGTCGCCGGCTCGAACGTGTCGGACCTGACGCCGAAGTTTCCGCCGGAGATCATCCCGCTCATGGAGCTGGTCATGAGCGCGATCGACAGCCTCGGCGGCTTCGAAGCGCTGATGCAGGGCAAGGGCGAGCAGGGTGTGCGCGCCGGCGTCCATGCGAACACGCTCCTGAAAACCGGCAGCCCGACGCTGCGCGATCGGTCGCTGATCGTCGAGCGCCAATGCGCCTCGGCCGCGCATCTCCGGTTGCGCATGATGGAGGCGAAGGAAAATCGAAATTTCTGGACCGACGGTTCGTCGCTCAAGACGATCGACGATACCAGCTTCACGCTGTCTGACCTGCCGGTCGATTACCGCGTTTGCGTCGATGGGCATTCGGGCTCGCCGATCTTCGCCGACGATCATCAGCAGCTCATCGCGTTCGGTCTCAAGGCGGGGTTCGTCGACCCGGATTATGCCGTCGACAATCTGCCGTTCCCGAATAAGGAGAGACTGCACGCGAGCATCAAGAAGCGCGCGGAGCAGCAGCAGAAGATGATGGCCGAGCTGCAGAAGACCGACCCGGAAGGCTTCATCAAATTGCTGGAGAAGAGCGGCGGCCACCGCCGCTGATCATTCGCGGCGCCACGAATCCCGAAACGCGATCACTTCGTCTTCATCGTACTGAATGCGACCACCGGAATTGTAATAGGGCGGGCCGCTCCCTTTTTTTCGGGCCCGCATCAGCCACTCGACCGTTTTACCGAGAATGGTCGCGGCGCGCTTCGGCGAAATCCATTTGATTTCTTTCTTCGCCGCCACTGTCGAGTGATGAACAGCGTAAGTCATCTCGACGCGTCAATTACAACCTTTCGCCAGCTTCGGCAATAACGCCACTCCGTAAATATTGCAGACGACCCAGGCAATTTGCTTCCGGGTTCGGGTGTGCCCGACCGGTGGCGGTTGAAACGAGGAGTTCCCGGGTCGTTGCGCAACCCTTAACCCACGGAGGCACGTCATGGACGTACGCTATCGTCGGCGCGGTCGGAAGCACCGCTAACCCCATGCTCCGATATCGGATGAAAAAGCGTAAAGGGTCGCTGTTAGCCGATGGCTGACGGCGCGACCATGAATGCCGGTGCTCCTCCGGCCGCGACTCCGGGTGGTTCGCCCCCCGGCGCCGCTGCGCAATCGGGTCAGCCGCCTATGGGCTCCTCCCCGGCTACGCAGCCGACGCAAAATCGCGGCATGGAGATGGCCGGCATCAAGCAGGTCGCTCTTGCGGTCCAGATATTGGAGCGGGCGCTCCCCCTTGTGGGGACCGCTTCGGAAGTCGGCCGAGACGTCCATCAGGCGATCGGCCGACTGGCGAAGCACGCGCCACCCGGCACGCTCAACCCGGCGGCCGAAAAGAATCAGCTTCAAAACATGATGCTGCGGTCGGCCTCGGCCGGTCCGCAGATCGCTCAAATGCGAGCGGCGCAGCAGCAAGGCGCCGGCGGCGGTGGACCCGCGCCGAGCCCGATGCCCACCGCCGCGTGAGGACACAACATGGCTAACATCTTCCAGGACAGCACCAAGACGGTGCCCAAGTCGGACGATCAGATCGTCCGCGTCCGCATGGACGAGAACGAGATCGGCGGCCGGAAGGATCACCTTCCGTCGCAGGGCAAAAGCCCCGACCTGTCGATCCAGCACGTCCCCAACGCCGGCTCGAAGACCTAAGCCATGGCGACGCGCGAGATCGAAGAGAGCGAATTTGTCGCGAATGTAAAGCTGCGGGAGCTGTATGGAAATCTCCTGCGCAATCCGAAATCGCGCGAGAAGCTCGAAGCTGCAATCCGGGAAATCGACCCGAACGCGGCCACGCCACTGACAGACGCCAAGGCGGAGATTCGCGACGAGATCGCGAAGGAACGCGAGGCGCGTCTAGCCCTCGAAAAGCAGATCGCCGACGAGAAGGCCGAGCGCGAGGCGCAATCCCGCCGCGACGCTTTCGCCAACAGTTGGGAGAAGCAGAAGGCCGGACTTCGGGCCGAGGGCTACACCGACGAAGGCATTGCCGAGATCGAGAAGCTCGCCGAAGAGCGCGGCATTCCGGATCTCGAAGCGGCCGAGGCTCTGTTCCGCAAACGTCATCCGCCGACCGATGTCAGCGCCCCGACCAACGGGTACGGGAGCTGGAATCTGTTCGAGCCGACGTCGCGGGACGACGAGCAATTCAAGAAGCTCTTGGACACGCGGGGCGAAGACGAAATCGCGCTTCGCCGCATGATCGACGGCACTCTGACCGAGCTGCGCGGCGGCGTCCGTAAGTAAGGGAGATCACGAGATGCCGCTACCAGGTATTGGCGCAGTTCCGACCGGCGGGCTGTACAACGAATTGACGGCGGTCACACGCCGCGCGTTCGTGCCCAAGCTGTTCGTCCAAATCTATTTCGCTTCGGCGACCCTCTTCTATTTGCTTGGCAACGCACAGCGTTCCGCCGGCGGCCTCAACCAGATCACGATCCCGATGCAGGGACAGTCGATGGTGCAGGGCCAGTTCACCGGCTATGGCGGCGGGTTCAACTCGCCAGTCATCACGCCGGGCATACAGAACGGGCAATGGGCGACAGCCTATTGGGTCGTGCCGATCCCGCTGCCGTTCGGCGAAACGGTCATCCAGGCCACGGAGCGAGAGATCTCGCTGCTTAAGGCCCGCATGAACGACGCCTACGCCGTCACCCGCCAGAACATGGCGCGGCTGATGTTCACGAACAATTCGAACAATTTGCAATTGCCGCAGGGTTTCGTCGAGGCGTTCGACAACGGCACGAACGTTCCGACCTACGGCGGCATCAACCGCAACGCGCCCGGCAATTCGGCTTTCCAGGGCCAGTACATCAACATGGCCACCCAGTTCTCCACCTATTCGGTGAACACGCTGGGCTTCAACCGCAAGGCCATGGCGGCGGTCCTGGAATACATCACCGACAACGCCGGTGGCGAGGCGCCGACCTTCGGGGTCATGAACCCGGCCGATCACGCCACGCTCAACGCCGACTTCATCGGGACCGAGCAGCAGTTCGTCAGGCCCGGCAATCAGTACGAGATTTCAACGCCGGCGCGGTCGAGCTTCCCGAACCTCAATGTCTCGGGCGTGCCGATCTTCGCGGATCACTTCGTGCCAAAGGGCTCGATGTTCGTCCCGAACCTCAAATACTTCAACATGTACATATCGGAGGACGCGAATCTCGATTTCTCGGGCTTCTATTCTCTGGTTCCTCTTGGCCAGATCGGCCAGCAGGGGATCGTCGTTCTTGGGTACAACTTGGTCTGCGCCAAGTCGAACTCTGGAGCGTGGGTGTACAACATCGGCGGAAGCGCCTGGTAAGGAGGACTGACAAATGCCACAGCCCTTGAATGGCCCGGGCAACGGTCTTCCGCTCCCGACCTATCTCTATCCGTCCGAGCTTTACAACGCTCCGTACGACACCTCGACCAACGAGCTGACGCTAGAGCCGGGCGAAGCGATAACGCTTCCGGCCGGCGATTGGTACGTCGGCAGCGGCAACGTCTCGATGGTTCAGTTCCAAGACCCGATCAGCGGGACGTGGAGGGGCCACGAGAGCGCGCGCACCGGCATGCAGTTCGTGAAGTCGGATGGCTTCAACGCGCGCATCGCCAACCTGACGGGCTGCATGATCGGCGCGATCGTCGTCGCCGGCGGCTCGGGCTACACCCAGGCCAAGGCCACGGTGACCGCTTCGGCCGGTAACTCGACCTGGCAGCCGATCGTCGGCGGACAGTGCTCCGTCGTCACGGTGACCGGCGCGGCCGGGCTCACCTACACGCAGCAGCCGCTCGTGTTCATCCCGGCACCGCCGAGCCCTGGCATCCCCGCGACTGCTGTCGCGCTGCTGACCGGCGGCACGGTGTCCAGTGTGTCGCTGACCAATGTCGGCGCGGGCTACACGACGGCGCCGACGGCGCTGATCTTGCCGAGCCCGTACGATCCGTCTCCTCCCACGAGCAACCCGACGGTGACGCTGGGCCTGGTGGGTGCGGGCTCGATTACCGGCGTGCTCTGCACGAACGCGGGCAGCCCCGTGACCTCGCTTCCCACGCTGACGGCGGGCGGCGGCACGGTCGCAGCGTCGATCGTCGCGGTGCAGCTCACCACCGTTACGTCCGTGGTGGTCACCGGTGCGGGCTCCGGATACGGCTCGGCCGCCGAGATCACGACGGTTGGCGGACAGCCTGCCGGCACGCCGCAGTGGGTCAATCCGGCGTTCGAATTCAACCTCTACCGTCCGCGCAAGGCATCGATCGGTGCAACGCTGTCGGCGGGTTCGATCACGGGCTTCGGCACGATCTATGACGGTGGCTTGTTCGCCGGCACGCCGACCGCGCTCGTTGTCGGTGCTGGCACCGGCGGCACGGTCACGCTGACCCTGGGCTCGGTGAACGACACGGTCGTCCTCCAGCCCGCCCCGTAATACGTCCGATGGGGCGGGGCTGGTCCCCGCCCCGATCGCCGGGGGATGAATGCTCAACGCTTATCTGACGGCGACCCGAGAGCTTCTACAGAATCCGCCGGCCCCTGAGTCGCTCTACAAGACGGCGGACCTCACGAATTTTATCAACACGGCGCGCGGGCAGACCGCCGGCGATGGCGAGTGTATTCGGGTCCAGGCGACGTACCTGCTGCCGGCGGGAACGCGCAGCTTCGCGTTTCCCAATGCAGCCGTGCAGGCGATCAACCCCAAGGTGGCGGGGATCTTCAACATCCGGCAAATGGGCTGGACGCTCGGCAACGGGATGATCTGGCTGCGGCCGCGCCCGTACTCCTGGTTCTTCTTCTATCGGCTGAACAATCCCGCGCCGGCGCCTGGTGAGATCACCGAATGGTCGCAATACGGCCAGGGCGCCGACGGCACAATCTATGTCGACCCGGTGCCGGCCATCGACACAACGCTGCTGATGGACACGGCCTGTTATCCAATCCCGCTGGTCGACGACGCAACGCCGGAAGCGATCCCGTACCCGTGGACCGATTGCGTGCCGTTCTTCGCGGCCTATTACGCGCTGCTGTCGGCCCAGAGCGCCGCGCGCCAGGACGATGCGAACCGGATGTTCCAGCGCTATCAGGAATTCCAGAATCGCGCGCGCAAGATGTCGAACGCGGACGTGCTGCCGTTCATCTATGAAAACAGCGGCAACCCGGTACGGAACAACCAGCTCGGCCTCTCGAACGGCGGTGGCGGAGGTGGACCGTGATCTCGTACGCCGGCCCAGCTACCGCACCTACGCGCGGCACGCTGTTCGAATATCTCAAGCAGACGCAGCGCCTGCTGCACGACGGCAAGATGGAGATGCTCGATCCGGCCGATCTGATCGAGTACGTCAACCGCTCGCGCCGTGAGGTCGCGATGCGGACGCAATGCCTGCGCCGCCTGACGCCGATCACCGGCTCGATCAAATCGATCGACGTCACCGCCGGCGGCTCGGGATACACAGCTCCGTCGGTGCTGATCACGCCGCCCGACTTTCCGTCCGGCGCACAGCCGAACCCGAACGGCAAGCAGGCCACCGCGATTTGCAGCCTCGGCGGCGGATCGATCACGAGCGTCAACCTGACCTACGGCGGCGCCGGCTATTTCCAGCCCAACGTGTCGATCGTCGATCCCACGGGGAACGGCGCGATCCTGTCGCCCAATCTCAGCTTCATGAACCTCCAGCAAGAGGGGCAGGAGGTGTACCCGTTCGCCGGGGTCGACACGTCGATGTGGCCAGGCGTCGATGCAATATTCGCAGTGCTGTCGGTAAGTATTATCTACGCGAATTACCGCTACAGCCTGCCGCAATACAGCTTTTCGACTTATCAAGCCTATATTCGGCAGTATCCGTTCCAATATCAGTATGTCCCGACGATCTGCGCTCAATATGGGCAAGGCACCGACGGCTCGATCTATTTCTACCCGATCGCCTCGCAGCCCTATCAGATGGAATGGGACTGTCTGTGCCTGCCGAGTGACCTGATCCGCGACCAGGATTACGAGGCGCTGCCCCGGCCGTGGACCGACGGCGTGCCGTATATGGCGGCCTATTTCGCCTTCATGGACCTGCAGAACTTCAACTCGGCGCGCTTCATGTCGAGCGAGTTCGATCGCTTCATGACCCGATATGGCGCCTACGCCCGCCCCGGAAGGTGGTCGAACCCCTACGGTCGGTTCTAGGGCGGGCTGAACGATGCCGCTCGACGCACCGCAAGCTCCCGGCCAGCAATCGGGCCCGTGGGTTCCGCCGGGCCCGGAACCGCTCCGCTTCGATTCATTCGAAGGGATGAACACGAAGCCGTCTCGCCCTGGTGTCGACGAGAAAGAGTGCTTTTGGATCGACGGCTTCATGCCGTTCGGCAAGAACAATCTCCGCGCCATGTGGGGTGTGGGCGACAGCGTCTACAAAATCGAAGACGGGCTGACGATCGTCGCGTTCGATTTTGGGAACATCGGCTCGGTCCCGTATTGCGTCGTCCTGCGCAGCGACGGCGCGATCGATGCGATCAACCTGCAGACGAACGTCGAGGTGAACGTGCTGCCGGCCGGCGCGATCCAGAACCCGGCGGTGGGCGAATGGGGTTTGAGCCAGTGGGGCTCGAAATATTTGCTGTTCGTTGCCGACCAGCCAAATGGATATTGGCTGTGGGACGGCACGAATGTTTTCACCGCCGGCACGCTCGGGCCGGTCGTGACGGTCACGAATCCCGGACAGAATTATACGAGCCAACCGACAATCGCCGTCGCCGGCGGCACGGGCTCGGGCGCGACATTCACCGCGACGCTCGAAAACGGAGCGATCAGCGAGATCAACGTCACCAACCCGGGCAGCGGATACCTGGTGACCGACCAGGACATGGTCGTGACGATCCAGGGCGGCGGGTCGGACAACAGCGCCAAAGCGACGGCGACGATCGACACGACGGCCGGGATTTCCGGAGTCGTCGTCACGAACGGCGGCGCCGGCTACACCGCGCAGACGACAATCGTGCTCACCGGCGGTGGCGGCGGTACGGGCTTTTCGGCCTCCATCAACGCGCAGAACGGCACGGTGACGGGGTTCACGATCATCAACCCCGGGCATGGCTTCACCTCGCCGCCGGCCATTTCGCTCAACGATCCGGCGACACCGCACGGCTCCGGGTTCGCCGGCTACACCGAGATCGCGTTCGGCGGTATCGCCTCGATCGCCGTCAGCGACGGCGGTTCCGGCTACACCTCGACGCCGATCGTGACGATCGTCGGCGACGGGACGGGCGCGACGGCGGTCGCGCAGATCGCCGGCGGCGCGGTCACCGCGATCAATGTCGTGAATCCTGGCAACGGCTATACGCAGGCCGAGGTGCAGATCTCGGGCGGCAACAACGCGGCTGACGCGACCGTGAGCCTGATGCCGTTTGGCGTGAAGGGGACCGCAATCGAGACCTATGTCTCGCGCGTGTGGATCACCGACGGGCCCAAATTTCTGTTCACGGCCGCCGAGTCCGTGACCGATTTCGCAGCCACCGACGGCGGGGGCGTGCAGCAGAGCTTCGATTCCTTCCTGCGGGTGTCGTTCACGAAGCCGCTGCAGACGAACGGCTTTCTCTATCTGATCGCCGACAGCTCGATCAATTACATCTCCGGCGTCAGCACGACGGTCAACAACGCCAGCGGCTTGGCGACGACGACCTACACGAACCAGAACGCGGACCCCGAGATCGGCACCGCCTGGCCGGACACGATCGACGTGTTCAGCCGCAATATCGTGCTCGCCAACCTGTTCGGCGTGCATGTCTCGTATGGCGGCGCGGTGACGAAGGTCTCTGACCAGCTCGACGGCGTCTATAGCTCGGTGCCGTTCTTCGGCAGCTTCACGCCGTCAGCCTGCAAAGCCATCCATTTCGGCATCAAGATCTGGTGCCTCCTGCTTCCGATCATCGACCCGATAACGAATGTGCGGGTGAACAAGCTGCTGTGCTGGGACGGCAAAAGGTGGTGGGCGGCGAGCCAGGATTTCCCGCTGATCTTCGTGCAGCACCAGGAGCTGAACTCGATCATCACCGCCTATGGCACGGACGGGATCAACATCCGGCCGCTGTTCGCGAGGCCGTCCACGGGCTTCAAAAAGATTGTGCAATCGAAGTTGTGGGAGGAGCCCGGCGGCTATCACCTGAACAAGACGGCGAGCCGGCTCTGGGCGCTCGCGCAGTATTACGACAACCTGGCGCCGGAAATCAGCGTGACGATCGACGCGGTCGACGATCAGACCGGCGACACGACGCAGGTCTACACGCTCACGCCGACGGTTCCGGTTCCCGGCGCCTATGTGAGCCAGCCGCAGGCGATCGGTCAGCAGGGCGAGCTGACCGGCGTCACGATTGAGACCTACGCGGCTGACATGTCGCTCGTGTCGGTGATGATGACCGACGTGGCCTGGAATTATCGCGGATGAGCGTCGCCAGCATCGCCAACATCCCCAACGATCAGCCCGCGATGAACACCTGGGCGTTCTCGCACATGGCGCACCACCGCGACATCATTCGGCGCATTCGAGAAATATATAAGATTTATTTAATCGAATATCAGCTCGACCCAATGCCGCTGTATAGTTTGGGGGGCTGGGCGTATAACCATCAAAGTATGCACCAGCAGATGGACGCCGTTCTAAATATTGACGGATTTGATTTAACGGACGTCAATTGGCAGGACCGCACGCAGCGCGCGGAATGGATTTGGCTCAATTTCCAGGAGCACCTGCAGGTGAGCAAAATTCTGGGGGTTTGAAGATGGCCTATAACATCAGCGAGGAAGAACGGAAGCGCCGCAGCGAGCGTATGCGGCAGATGCAGGAGGCGCGCGCCAACCGTCCGCCGCCGATCTCGCCCCCGGATGTGAATGTCCGCCGCTTCGGCCTGGCCGACATGGAGCCGATGGGTATGTGGCTGTTCGAGCGGCTCGTGAAGCATTTCCCGCACCTGACGGATCGCATTTTCTCCGGCTGGGTGCGCTCGCTCATGAATTCGAACGACATGCTGTTTTTGCGCACGAATGACGCGGTGTGCCTGGCGCAGCTCTCGCGCTGGCCGCTCGATCCGGTGCCGTATCTCGAAGAGGTGTTCGTGCTTTGCCGCAACGATGCACTCGAAGAGGGCGCCGCGCTCTATTCGGCGATGTACAGTTGGGCCAAGGGCGCCGGCGCCACGGAAATGGTGGTCGACCGTTTCTCGGATGTGCCGCGCGACATGATCGTGAAAGCGATCGGCAAGGTGACCGATTACGACCTTGCGATTGTGAGGGTGGGCTAGGAAATGCCGGACGGCTCCTCGGCAAAAATTCTTTGGCGCGAGCATGACGCGAGCCGGATCAACGCGGTTTTGAACCACCCAGAGATTCGGCCTTGGGTCGCGGATATGAGCGAAGGCGAGATCGACATCTCGCAGCAGGTCGCCAACCCGAGAAACGTGCTCCTGATGGGCAAGTACGGCGGCTGCATGTGTTTCCAGATCTTCCCGGGCGTCTATGAGGTTCACACGCAGGTTCTGCCCGAGGGGCGGGGCAAGTGGTCGCTCGACTTCGTGCGCGCTGGCAGCGATTGGATGTTCACCCGGACCGACTGTTACGACATCCTGACCCGCGTTCCGATGGGCCACGTCGCGGCCCGCGCGTTGGCGCTTGCCGCCGGCATGATGCCGGAATTCCAGCGGCCCGACGGCTGCAAATTCCTCGGCGAGACGCGACCGGTGGAGATCATGTCGTTCCGCGTCCAGGATTGGATGCGGCAGGCGCCCGGCCTGGTCGAGCTGGGCATGTGGTTCCACGCCGAGCTGCAGCGCGAGGCTGCGCGGCTCGATGTGCAGGAGCCAGCACACACGGACGATGAAAATCACAATCGCTACGCCGGCGCCGCGCTCGCCATGATCATCGCCGGCCAGCTCAAAAAGGGCGTCGCGCTCTATAACCGTTGGGCCGTCGTGTCTCGCCATAAGGTTATTTCGATCGTCGAGGAAAACCCGCCCGTTATCCGCTTCGATCTCGGCTTGCTGCGCTTTGTAGAAGGGCGAATCCAGGTGAGCCGGCCATGAAAACCGATCCGCGTTTCGCTCTTTCCGATCACGCACACGCCCGCGCGCGCCGCGAGCTGTTTTTTGGGGTCACAGAAAGCATCGCCGCGTTTCTCGCGACCGACATCGGGTTGGGCGCCACGGCCGGCGCGATCGGCGCCGATGCTCTGCTAGGCGCCGGCGGCGGTGCTGTGTTGGGCGCGGCGACGGGTGGCGATCCCGGCCTCGGCGCGCTGGGCGGCGCGATCGGTGGGGCAGGATTCGGCGCCGGCGGGGCGTTTGCCGGCGATCTCGGTGTTTCGACAGGAATCGGCGAGGCGCTCGGCGGCGCGGCGGGCGGCGCGCTATCCAGCGCGTTCACCGGCTCCAACCCATTCATCTCTGCCGGGCTCGGGGCGCTTCCGGGGTTGGCAAATTCGGCATTCAGCGGCGCCGGTGCGGCTGGCGGCGCGGGAACCACGGGCGGCGGCGCGTCGGCGGCGAGCGCGGCGCCGGTCAGTGGCGCGTCGGGCGCTCCGGTCGATCTCACCGGCGGCGGCTCCGTCACCTCTGATTTTTCTGGTCTCGGAACGGCAAATCTCACCGTGCCGGACCCCACGCTCGCCGGGATGCCGGGCGGCGGCACCACGAATTTCAGCCTGGTCACCGACCCCACGGGGAACGGCGCCGGCGTGTCCGGTGTCGGTCAGCTCGATCAGACCCTTGCGGCGGCGGGCGGCGGTAACGCTGGCGGTGGTTTTGGTATTCCGGCGGTGGACCCGACCAACGCAGCGGGAAGCGTTGCGGGCAACGCCGCGTCGATGAACGACCTCGCCGCGACGTATGGCGTCGGCGGAAGCGGTGGCGCCGGTGGCACCAGCACATTCGATAAATTCCTCGCCGATCCGAGCCTGAAAACCGGTTGGAAGGCGCTCGAATCGAACGCCGGTCCCGTGCTCAGCGGCGGGCTGCTGTTGAAGAACCTGTTCGCGGGAAACACGATCCCTGGGCTCGACAACCTCAAGGGCCTGGCCAATACGCTCAACACGCAAGGCACCGCGAATCAGGGCTATATCCAAAACGGCACGCTGCCGCCCGGCGCGCAGTCGCAGCTCCAGCTCGCGGACAAGGGCGCCGAGGCGCGGGTCCGGTCGTTCTATTCCGGCCTCGGCATGTCGGGTTCTTCGGCCGAGGCAACGGACCTCGCTAATCTCAAGCTCGCGAGCGACGCGCAGCGGTTCACCATGGCGAAGGACCTACTGGACACCGGCGTCCGGCAGACGGGCATATCGGCCGACATCCTGGCTCAGATCATCGGCATCAACCAGAAGCAGGACGCGGAGACCGGCAGCGCGATAGCCAATTTCGTCGCGTCGCTCGGCGGCGGCCGCCAGAACCAAACCTATGGCTGATCCACAGACCACCGCCGACAGCGGCGCCAAGGACACGTCGCTCGACATCGACAAGCTGATGGCGCAGGCGCAGGGCGGCGGCGCCTCGGCCGCGCCGATCATGGCGCTGATGAAGCGCGACCAGGAAGAGACCGCGCGGTACGAGCGCGAAATGGAGCCTGTTCGCAAGAAATACATCGAGCGGCTCGACAAGTCGCAGCAGCAAGAGGACGAGTTTTACAAGCGCATTGAGCCGCTAAGATTCCCGGAGCAGCCCCAGAAAAAAGACTACATGACCGATCCGGCGAGCGCCTTCGGCTCGTTCGCGTCGGTCTTCGCCCAGATCGCGGCCGGGTTCACACATCAGCCGATGATCAACGCGCTCAACGCCGGCGCGGCCGCAATGAACGCGATCAAGCAAAACGATTACGAAAACTATCACGACGCGTATTCAGCCTGGAAAGACAACACGGCGCTGGCGCTCGATCGGCACAAAGCGATGATGGAGGAGTGGCAAGCGCTCCGCGACAAGAACAAGGACGATATGTCCGCGTACGACGCCGAAATGACGATGTTCGGCGCGCGCCACGGCGATGAGATCGCGCTGTTCCAGCGGCAGTCCGGCATGCTCCAGGACTATGAGAGCATCATGCAGGGCCGCCAGAATGCGGCGATCAGCCTGCTTGGCATCATGCCCGAGCTGGAACGCCGGCATGTCCAGTACACCGGCCTGCTAAACGATCCCGATTGGAAGGACGGTGACTCCACGCAAAAAGCGCAGGCGGCCGTTCGGTGGGGAATCATCCAGACGCCCTACGGAGGGCGCATGTCGGCGCTGAACGCCGAGAAATACCAGGTCATCGAGGATCTCAAGAACGATTGGCGCAAGAACCACCCCGGACAGACAATGCCGGCGCAGGTCGAAGCTCAGATCGTCAATGACGGCATGAAGGGCGGCCTAACCGGCAACGTAAAGGCGAAATACGAAGGGAAGATTTCGCAGCTCGACCTGAACCTCGACAAGATCGACCAGGTACTCAACGTGCTGCAGACGCATGTCGGCGCCGCCGGCCTGTCGGGTCGCGCCGAGCGGCTCGGCGAAGTCGTGGGCAATCTGCTAGGCAGCAATTCGACCGACTATGTGCAGTTTCGGCGCGACATCGAAACGCTGCAGGCGAGCGCCGGCAGGCTTCTCACCGGCGCCGACGGGCGTCCGCTATCCGCCGATTCTGCCAAGGTCAATGACGTGGTCGCCGGCCTCAATCTCGGCGACACGACGGCGAACACGATCCGCGCTCTGCAGTCGCTGCGCGATTGGTATTTGTCCGATCGGCAGGATGTGTTGGGTATTCTCGGAGGCGATTTCCAACCCGGCGGCGCCCCGCTGGGCGGCGGGCCAGCTCCAGCGCCTGGCGCTCAGCCACCGGCCGGTGGTACGCCTTGGGCGAATGATCCGATAGTAGGCCACTGAAAAATGCCCGATCCGGTCGAGCTTCAAACGTCCGACCTGGCCCTTCCTGAATCGAGACTATATCGGAAGGGCGGCCCGGCCGTTGTGCCGGAAATGATGATGATGCCCGGCGGGCTGGATAATGCCCTCCCCAAAATCGCTGACCAGGCGGGATATGACGCTCTCCAGGCGGGCGCGGAATATCTCGATCCCGAAGGCCAGAAGCGGCGCAAAGCGTACACCGTCACTGACGCGAAGAGCTATGAAGCCGTGCCGGAAGGGAGCCATTACACCGACCCCGAGGGGAAGGTGCGCCTCAAGCCGACGTACGAGGGCGTCGATCTGACAACCCAGACGCTTTACGACATGTCGCTCAATCCCAAAGAGCGGCGCAAGGCGCTGGCCGCCGGCTATGGGGCCGCCAACGTCAAGGAAGACCCGGCGGGCGATCTCTACGTCGAAAAAGATGGCAAGCGCTACAAGCCCGGGCACGGAAAGCTGGCCACCCTCGGCGGCTTCGTCGCGTCAGAGGCGGCGCCCACGGCTGGCGCTGTGCTCGGCGGGATCGGCGGCGGCGTTCTCGGCACCGCCGGTGGGCCCGCCGGCGTGATCGCTGGCGCGGCTGGCGGCGCTGGTGCAGGCGGTGCAGGCGGCCAGGCTTTCAATGACCTGGTGCTCAAGCTGGCGGGCATTTACGACCGCTCGGTCGGCCAGGAGGCCGGCAACCTCGCGGTAACCGCCGCCGGATCGGCGGTCGGTGAGGGAGCCGGGCGCGTGGTGACTGCGGCGATCCCCTCGGTCAAGGCCGGCATTCGGCGCGTCACCGAACAAGGACCCAGCGTTATTGCCGATTACCTCGGGGCCAGCCAGACGCCCGACGCCGCGCGCGAGGCTTTGAGGTTGGCCGAGCGTGGCGTGAAGGTCCCGCCGTCGGCTTGGGCGCCAGAAGCCCCGTATATCCACAAAGCGGTCGAGCAATTCGACCCTGCGTTCCGCAAGCAGAACGTGCTCAAAACGTCGGCCGAGCAATATTACGAGCGCGAAGGCAGCCGAATTCTGTCCGAGCTGGGCGTGGAGCGTCCGGCCGGCGAGACGCTGACCGGCGCCACGGCGCCGCCGTCGAGCGAAAAGGCCGGCCGCGCCCTCATGGACCGGGCCCACGAGACGATCGCGCAGGAAGACGCCGAGCTGGATAAAGCCATGAGCCACGCGCGCGAGGCAGCTACCATGCGCGCCTTCGGCATCGGCCAGAAAGAAGCGCAGGCCGATCTCACCGCCGCGCACGACCAGCTCGTGAAGGTGGCCGACAGCAGTCGGCAGGCGGCCCAGCAGATCACCGATGACGGATTCAAGGCGATCCGCGCTGACGTCGATGGCTTCGTGCAGGCCGTCAAAGGCGGCGGCAATCCGGGCGATCTTTTCCGTCAGGCGGCGGAAAAGGTGCAGACACTCAGCCGTGCAGTGAAGGCGCGCGCCGGCAAGATGTACGACGCTGCCGACGCGGCGGCTGGCGATCACTACCCCAATATCTCGGCGCTCACCGAGGACGCCAAGGCGCTGCGGGAAAGTTTGCCCGAGCCGTTCCAGGCGAAGCATCCGGATATCGTGAAGGCGCTCGAAGCCCTCGGCGATCCCGACAAGACGGGGACACAGCCCACGTTCGGCCAGCTCCGGCGTCTGCGGTCCATGTTCCGGCAAGATGTCGACCCGTTCGACCTCACGCCATCGCAGCGGGACGGCGTTTACAAGCTCTTTGCCGGCAAGCTCGATGCGGTGCTGCATGACGCCGAGGCAGACCCCGAGCTGAAAGCCGCCGCTAAAATTCTCGACCATGCGGACGCCTATTACGCCAAGAACATGCCGCGTTTCCGTGACGAGACGATTCGCGGGATGACCGAAGCGCTGCGCGCGGGCATGCCGGCCGACCCCAAAGGGCTGGCCAAGATGATTTTGCAGCCGAACCAGACGGAGCGCATTCGCGAGATCCGAAAGATCGTCGGCAAAAATCTTTGGAACGCGGTCACGGCGGCCGACACCCAATCGATGTTCGATTCCGCTAAGACTCTTGTGCCGGGGCAAGTCGATCCTGCGACATTCGCGCGTGAGGTGCTCGATCGCGTGCAGAGCGGCATATTTGACGCGGCGTACGATTCGGCCACGGCGCGCAAGCTGCAGCAGCAGGCGCAGCGGGTGATGATGATCGAGGGCAAGCTGTCGATCGCGCACACGCCAGGCGACGACGTCGCATCGTTTCTTAAGCGGGCGGAAGACGCGGAAGCGGCGGTGAAGACACTCGCCGAGCGCGACCCGCTGGGCAACCTGACATCCGAGCTGTCCAAGATGGACAAGGAGTTCGCGCGCAACCGCGCGGCCCTGCAGCAGTCGCGAAACCGTGACGCGCTCAATTTCTTGACGCAGCCAACCGCGCTCGCCATCCGATCGGCAGACAAGATTCTCAAATCGCCAGATCTCATGATGGCGGCCGCGCGTCGCTTCGGCGAGACGTCACCAGAGTTCACGCTGCTTCGTCAGACCGGAGCGCTGCGGCTGTTGCAGCGGCCGCTTGGTAAGACCGGAAATCTGGCGGCCGAGTTCGGTGAAAAGATCTCTCCGGAGACGCAGGCGCTGCTGTTCCCTGGCGTCTCCCGTGATGAGGCCGTGGCGCTGGCAAAGGATATGAATTTCTTGCTGGGCAGCGCGGGTGAGGTGAGCGGCGACACCGGCGGCTCCATGGCGGCCGCGAGCCGCGTGCTGCACCCCTGGGGCACGCTCGGCACCAGCGGTCCGATCAGCTTTCTCTCGCACCTGCCAGGCGGCAATGCAGCCGGCCGCTTCATCCTCGCGAAATACTACGCGGCACTGACCTATGGGGTCACGCACCCGTCATTCATCAAATGGGTGGTGAAGGGTCTCGATGGGGCGCCGGCGGAGCGGGAGACGGTGCGCCAGGAGTTCAATCGCATCCTGCAGGAATCCGGCGGCGCCGGCGGTGGCGTCGGGCAGGTGCTGACCCCGAGCTACAGCGCGGGTGGCGACCAAGAGCAAGGGGAACAGAAACCTCCGGCCGAAGACTGGCGCACCCGGTCCAAACAGCAATATGGCCGTTAGTGCGGCTGGATCGCCAGGATTGTCACGATCACCGTAACCAGCGCGCCCATGACGGTCGCGAAAGCTAGGACCGGCCACAGGGCCCCGGCGACCACGGCGATGATGATCGCGGGAAACCACCCCAGGCCGCCGCCCAGCAACAGCCCGTAGGCCGAGATCGCATAGACGTAGGTGGCGAGGAACACGAAAAATCCGGTGCCAACCGACCATTTCCAGTACATCTCAGCCTCCCACGCCGAACACCAGGGCCAAGAAAAACAACACGATCGTCAGCAGCACCACGCCGGCGACGATGCGCATATTCAGCCGATCACGCCGATCTGAAATCCGAGCGCGTCGAGGAGCATGTAAAGCCCGCCGCCGACGGCTACTAAGGCGAACATGAATAACACCGCGACCAGCGGCAGGGCTTTCGCCGGAATTCGACCATCCATCGTCCCTCTCCATACCCAACGTTAATTCACAATATTTTATTTTATTTCCTTCCGGTCGTCAAACCAAAACCGGACTAGCTGTCCGGTTGCGGGTGTGCGTATAGTCCGGCCATGGCCGATATCAGCGACGTCCTCGCGGACCTGGCGAACAAAATCGCCGCCGATCTCGAAAAACCCGATATCACGCTCGATCAACGACTTGAGGCGTTTCGCATCCTCGCGAGCTATGACGCGGCGGTGCGTAAGGCGAACGCCAAGCTCGGCGACGACGAAGGATCAGGCGGCGGATTTACGGCTATGAAAAAACGCATCCAGAAAGTTGCATGAGGTCCAGCCATGGCAAAGCCTTTCGAGTTGGTCGCAGAGCGTGAAGCGACCCCGGAGATGGCCGACGGTTCGACTCTGTCGGAGTCGTCTCAAGACGATCGTGCGGCGCAGCTCTTCGCTCTGGCGCTCAAGAGCCTGTCGCAGCGGGCGCTAGTCGCCCTCGCAAGCCTGTTCACGCTGCTGACGGTCGGCTCGATGTTTTGGCTCTGGCTTTCGACGCCCGACCCCGACATGAACCAGCTTCTATCGCTCGGGATGTACGGGCTATTCGTGCTCGCGGTGAACGTCGTCGTGCTCAGACGACGATAAGTTAAATCAAAAACATTACGGGTAATTCCGTCCGGACAAGATGTCCTTTGCTAGTATTTGAGCAAGGGTATTATTTGATGGGCCATGAAAAAGTGGCTCGTCGCCTTAATCGCTGCGATTTCTTTTTCGCTTGAGGCGGAAGCCGGATACATCGTTCAATCCGGCAATGTGACGCCCGGTCATGTCGGGATGTGGGCCACCGATGGCGTGCTGATGGACGCTGGGCCCGCGACCGCCGGCGCCGCCACCGAATTCGGGGTCACAAAAAACGGCGGCAAGGCGATCTGCGTCAACTCCGGGCCGATCTCCGGCCCGTATCAAGAGCTGTGCATCGGCGCCACGACCAACGGCGGCGCGACCCTTGATCTTGAAGCGCTCGGCGGAGCGCCGTCCGAGCCGCTGAACATCGTTGTCGACGGGAACACCGTCCTTTCGCTCAGCGGCTCGACCACGGGGCTGGTGACCGTCACGGGCACCCCGACCAGCGGCCACTGCGCGACCTGGACCGGCGCCTCCTCGATCGGCGACGCGGGCGCGGCGTGCGGCAGCGGCGGCAGCATATCGATCCCCAACGACACGATGCTGGGCAACATCTCCGGCGTGACGGCGCCGGCGGCGGCAATGACGCCCGAGCAAATCAACACGCTGATGTCGACGCTGGACAACGTGATCGCCGAGGGCGCCGATCCGACCGGCGCCGCCGACAGCACGACGCCGATCAACACCGCGCTTGCGACGTGCGCCGCTTACCTCCCGCCCGGGACGTACAAGGTGGCCGGCAACCTCACGACGGGCTCCTGCACGAACACGACGATCGTCGGCGCCGGCAGCGCGCTTGTGACCCTCAAAGCGACCGGCACCAACAACGTGCTGCTGAACAACGCCGCGACCAACGGCTTGATTCAGGGCATCACGTTCGACCGCTCGGGCTCGCCCGCGACTTCGGGCGCCATCGGCCTGTCGATGGCGGGCGTGACCAATCAGTTCACGCTCTATGACCTCAAGGCGCGCAACCAGTACAACGGGTTTTTGCTGGGGCCGTCCGCCTGGTCGTTCGCCTCCGGTCTCGAAGCCGACAGCAATTTCAACGCCGGCTTCCTGATGACGAACCTGTTCTTTTCGGGTTCGATGCAATGGAATTTTCAGAACTCCATCGCGCAGTTCAATAATGGCTGGGGCGTTCAGGTCACGACCAATTTCACCGGGCCGTCCTACCTGCTGCCCTGGTACAACATCTCGACATTCGCCAATAGCGGCGGCGGCATTCAGGTCGCAGGATCGACCGGCAAGGCGATCGAGAATTTCCAGCTCGTCAACGGCATCCTGAACGGCGACGGCAACGACTCGATCCAGATCAGCAGCTATGGCCAACTGCCGATTCTGATTTCGAGCACACAGATGGGCTCTGAGGGGGTCATCGCGACCGGCCGCGCGCAAGCGACGGCGGCCTCCCACGTTGGCAACGGCATCAACGTCACCGGCCAGAACGACAAGCTCTCGCTCGTTCAGAACGTGATCGAGGGCGCCTCCAAAGACGGCATCGCGATCCAGTCCGGCGCGCTCAATTTCCTCGAAGCCAATGCGAACATTTCCGAGCTGAACGGCCAATCCACGCCGGGCGCGACCTATCATGGTCTGTCGATCGGCACGACTCTGACCGGTCTGATCACGGGAGGCAGCTACGCCAATCGCACCGGCGCCACGACGCAGGCGTACGGGATCGGCGCGCTCAATGGAACAGGGCTGACGTTCCAGGGTGTCGACGTCAGCAGCAATAACGTCGGCGGCATCGTCATCGGCAGCAACGCCAACCTCGCCTTTTGCTCTGGCATCCAAGGCGAGTCGATGACGCTGATCGGCTGCAACCAGGGCGGCGGTGGCGGTGGCGGTATCACCTCGATCAGCCAGAGCACGAACATCACCGCGACGCCGAATCCGATCACCGGGACCGGCACGATCGCGGTGGTCAACAACCCAACGTTCTCGGGCCTGATCACCGCCAATGCCGGCATCGCTTTCGGCTCCGGTCAGCAAGCGTGCTGGCTGACGATCTGTGACGGTGCGGCGCTCGGCGCGCGGCAGCTCGGCATCGGCAGCACTCAGGTTCTTGCCGAATCGGCCCTTAACCCGGTCAATGACAACACGCTCACGCTCGGGACGAACGCGCTTCGTTGGTCCGATTTTCACGTCAACACCGCGACGTTCAGCGGCAACATCACCACGGGAATCACCGGCACGGCACAGTGTCTGCAGGTGAACTCGTCCGGCGTGATCTCCGGGACGGGCGCGGTGTGCGGCGGCTCGGGCTCAACGCCTGGCGGCAGCAGCGGGCAAATTCAGTACAATAACGGCGGCGTTTTCGGCGGCTTCACCATGAGCGGTGACTGCACGATCACTGTCGGCGTGATCGTCTGCACGAAGTCGAACGGCACGGCTTTCGGGACGGCTGCTTTCGACAATACGGGGACCTCCGGCGCCAACATTCCGCTCCTGAACGGCACAAATACCTGGAGCGGCGTGAACACGTTCAACGCGAACATCGCCCTCGGGGCAGCCGATCAGCTTTGTTGGTCGACGATCTGCGACGGGGCCAATTTGGGCGCGCGCCAGCTCGGCATCAACGCGACGCAGCTCCTGGCCGAGGCGCCGCTCAATCCGGTGAATGACAACACGATCTCGCTCGGCACAAACCTGCTGCGGTATTCGGACGTCCGCACCGTCACCGAGACGCTGTCGGGCAACCTCACGACCAACATCACCGGCTCCACACAGTGCGTGCAGGCGAACAGCTCTGGCGTTCTCTCCGGAACGGGCAGCGCGTGCGGATCTGGTGGCGCCGTCTCGTCTGTCACCGGCTCCGGCGCCGTGTCGGCGAGCCCGACCACTGGCGCGGTCACCGTTTCCATGGCCTCGGCCTCTGACGCGACGGTGCTCGCCAATATCAGCGGTGGCTCTGCGGCCCCGACGATGCAGAGCTTGGCCGGTATCGGCGGCGTCCTCGATCACGACCTCGGCAGCACCGTCGGCGGTATTGCCGAGCGGACGGTCGGTGGCTGGAGCCAGCTCGCGCCTGGCTCGCAAGGTGCCATCCTCTATGCCCACCCGGCGCCGACCTGGCTCGCCCCTGGGACCGCCGGGCAAGTGCTCACCAGCAATGGCGCGAGCGCTGATCCGTCGTGGACTTCGGCGGGCAGTGGAACGGTGACGTCGATCGCGGCGGGCACGAATCTCTCGGCCTCGCCGAGCAGCCCGATCACCGGGAGCGGCACGCTGAACGTCGTCAGCAACCCGACCTTCTCGGGCACGATCACCGCAAATGGGTCGCCCGGGCTGGCCCTGCCGAACAACGGCAACATCGATCTCGGCGCCACGGCGGTTTTGTCGGGCAACGGTTCGACCGTCACGCTGACCGGCGCGGCTTTGAAGTTCGCAACCGGCATGACGATCGAGCCCAACGCCGACAACACTTACGACTTGGGCACGTCGTCTCTGGAATGGGCCAACGCGTGGATTGCCGGCGGCGGCGCGCTCAATTTCGGCGGCGCCACGAACGCGCAGGTCAGCAGCTCCGGCAGCACGACGCTGTTGCTCAAGGGCTCGTTCTCAGTCGGCGTCAACACGCCAACGCTCGGGCCGACAACGGACAACGCAACTCATCTCGGCAACACTGGCGATCGGTGGATCGACGTGTGGGCGGTCAACGGAACGATCCAGACGTCGGATCGTCGCGACAAAACAAACATTCAGCCGGACGACCTCGGGCTCGCCTTTATCAACAAACTGAACCCGGTCTCCTTCCAGTGGCGGACAGGTGAAGATCATCACCGCCATTATGGGCTGATCGCACAGCAGCTCGACGCGGCGCTCGACGGCGAAGATTTTGGCGGGCTGCACAAGCCGGCCAACGACCATGAGCGCTATGGCCTGGCCTATGACGAGCTGATCGGGCCGCTGATCAAATCCGTCCAGCAGCTCTCGGCCGAGAACGCCGAACTCAAGCGGCGGCTCGATCTCCTCGAACACAAAAGGTCGGCGAGGGCGCGATGAAGGGTATCGCCGCCGTTCTGCTGCTGATCGTCGCCGCCCTGGTCGTGTCTCAGGGCGCGATCGGACAGAGCGTCTTTTTGCTGCCCGAAGTTGGCGGCGGCCCGCGCACAGCCGGCACCTGCTCTCCGGCCTCGGTCCTGCTGGTGAACACCGGGGTCAACCTGCTCGTGAACACCGGGATCAACATGCTTGTGCAGGCCGGCGCCTGCGGCACGTCGGTCCTGCTCGTGGATACCGGCTCCGCGCTGCTGGTGAACACCGGCGTCAAGATGCTTGTCCAGTAAGGGGCCGCATATATGAAAAAGATACTTGTCGCGCTTCTGATGTTGATCGCCGGGCCCGCCTTTGCGGACTCCACGATCAACGCGCTCGGATCGGCATCGTCGCTCACCGGCACCGAAAGCGTGCCGATCTTTCAGACCGCCAATCCGGCGGTGAAAACCACGACGCAGGCCATCGCAAATCTGCTGCAGGGCAGCAACAGCACCTTCACGGGCACGAACATCTTTAGCGGTGGCGTGACGCTCGGCGGTACGACGTTCTCGGGCATCACCGGCTCGACGCAATGTCTGCACGTCAACACGTCGGGTGTCCTCTCAGGCACCGGTAGCGATTGCGGCGCCGGCGGTGGCAGCGGCACGGTGACGTCGGTCGCGCTGACGATGCCCGGGATCTTCTCGGTTGGCGGCAGCCCGATCACGACATCCGGCACGCTAGCGGTCACGGCGAGCGGCACCAGCGGCGGCATCCCCTATTTTTCTGGCGCGAGCACATTGGCTTCGTCGGCCGCGCTCACAGCCAACGCTCCGGTGATCGGCGGCGGCGCCGGCGTTGCCCCCTCGGTTGGCACGCGATCGGGCAACACCACGACGTTCGTCACCACGACCGGATCGCTGACCACGAACGACTGCGTGAAGATCGATGCGAGCGGCAATTTCATCGACAACGGTTCGACGTGCGGCGGTGGCGGCGGCACGCCTGGCGGTTCGTCCGGGCAGGTGCAGTACAACAATGCTGGCGCGTTCGGTGGGTTCACGGTTGGCGGCGACGGCACGCTGAACACCGGCACTGGCGCGCTCACCGTCACGAAGACGAACGGAGTGTCGTTTGGCACGGCCGCGACGCAGAACACTGGCACGTCTGGCGCGACGATCCCGCTGCTGAACGGCAACAACACCTATTCCGGTACGTCGACCTTCACCGGCAACGTCTCGCACTCCGGCACGACGACGTTCACCGGCAGCCTATCGGTGCCGACGCGTGTCGTGACGGCGGCGGGCGCCGTGACGGTTTCGGCGACGACGGATTTTTTCGTCTGCATCAACAAAACGGTCGGCGCGGCGACGACGGTCAACCTACCGTCCTCTCCGGCGACCGGCCTCTACTACAAAATCAAGGACTGCAAGGGCGACGCGGCAACCAACAACATCACCGTGACGCCGGCCGCCGGCACGATCGACGGCGGCGCAACGGCGGTGATCAACAGCCCCTACGCCGCGATCGACGTCATCTACAACGGCACTGAGTGGAGTGTGAACTGATGAAAACGAAGATTCTGATCGCGCTCCTTGCGCTCCTTTTTCTGGCCCACCCGGCCACCGCTTCGTATCTCGGCAATCAGGTTCAGCCGATCCCGGGCACGACGACCGGACTCAGCGTCAAAAGCCTGCAGGTGGCAAACAACACAACGTCTGTCGCTGTCGATGCGAGCCCTGGTCAGCTTTACGGCGTTGAGACCTTCAACAACGGCGCCACGATGGCGTACATCAAGATCTATGATGCCTCACAGGGGTCGACGACCTGTGGGAGCGGAACGCCGAAGTGGCGCGGGTTGATTCCCGCGAACGCATCAAGCCTCGGCGCCGGCTATGTCTCGATGACAGGTTTGGGGGTGACATTCACCACGGCTATCACGGCCTGCGTGACGACGGGCTACGCCGATAATGATACGGGCGCCCCTGCGGCCACCACGTTTCTTGTGAATTTCCTCTATAAGTAAATCGGCGTGAGCAACCAAAAGATGATGCGTCGCGCGATTTTCGGGTTGCTGCTCGCGCTTCTCGCGATCGGAGAGGTGCGCGCCACAAGCAACTACCAGCAGGACATCCTCAGCCAGTCCTCGCTCATCAGCCTCTGGAAATTCGACGAAGCAGCGAGTCCGTGCACGACGCTGCACGACAGCTCCTCGAATGCGTACACCGCGACTCTGACGGGCTCGGGCGCGACGTGTGGCGTGACAGCGCTTGAGGGTGGCGGGTCGCCGCCGACTGCAATCAGCGTCACGAACGCAGCGACCTGGACGACCAACGCCAACACCGGATCGAGCGCATACTCGAACATCGACTACAACAAAGGCTGGTGCATGGAGGTCCTGGTTAAGGTCCCCTCCGGTGCGCTGCCCTCGTCCGGCAACGCCGCGATTGCGGTTTACGAACTGACCACCGGCTCCCCGCACTTCACGTCCTGGTATTTCGGCGTCGAAAACATCGACGGCACGAACGTCCGCGTATTCTTCAGTCCGACGACGGTTACGGGCGTTGGCGGCACGTTCGCCGCACAGAACTCACCCAACCTCGTCGGCACGTCGCCGCACCATATCGGAGTCTGCGACAATGGCGGCGGCACCGGCACCAGCAGCGACTTCACGTTCTATCAGGACGGCGCCGCGTTTCCGGCAGTCCTGACCGGCGGCAGCAACCCCGGCGCGGCGAGCTGGAATGGCGGCACATCAGTCATCATTGCCGAGGCGAACAACAGCACTGCCGTCACTTGGCAGGACCTCGCGCTCTACAGCGTAAATGGGCCGGAAGGTAGCACCTCGCGCCTCGGACCGTCGTCGAATTTCCCGCTGGATATTGCGCTGACGTATCACTCGCTGTTCTACCAGAACAACGGATCGACGCTCAGCGCGCCAGCGCAAAACCAAAAGATCATGTTCGAGAAAGACTGCTCGGACGCGGACGACTGGATCACGTTCCAAATTTTGGCGGACGGCGTGTATCGCAACGCCAATCAGCTTCTGTCGATGGCTTCGAACGCGCGCAATGTCGCGTGCGCCAGCGCTTTCCGCGCGCTGCTGCATTATTGGGCCTTGGATGGGCGGGTGCCGGTCGGTGCGTACCAGGGTACGAACACGGCCTACGGCAACACCGATGACGGGTTCGGGAACGTCGAGACCGATTTCCGGCCCTGGGACAAGACCGATGTCGGAATCACCGCCTGGACCATCGGCAACGCTGGGACTGGCTACAACGTCGGCGACATCGTTCAGCTAGGCGCGTCGTGTGGCGGAACGAATTGCGGCACGCTGGAGACCAACGACACCACGCAGCGGCAGCAGTGGAAGGTTTTGACGACGACAGCCGGAGCGAACACTGGCATCGCCACCATGCGCGAATATTGGGGCTCGACGCTCGCGCAAATGACGCAGCTATCCAGCTATTCGACCGCGCCGAATTGCACGAGCGCTTGCACTCTTACCTCTCTAAGCGGCGGCGGTTCTGGAGCAACCCTCTCGGCGGTGACGACCAACACGGATCGCGGCAACTATCCCGATGCCGAGTGGCTTTGGGCCGACATCATTGCGGCGAACTCCGGTGTCTGGCTTGCCAATGGTGGCCAGTCGGCGATCGACCAACTGCTGGTCACGAATCACCTGTCGACGCTCAACGCGAATGTCGCCGGCATCATCCTAATGCAATGCAATATGCCGACCTCGGCGTATTGGAGCACTGGGCTCGAATACAATTGCAGCCAGGTCCCGAGCGACTGGAACAATCTGGCCTCGAATTACACCGGCCCGCGCGTCTATTCCGGCGTGGAGAACACGAACCCTGTGGCCGGTGGCTCCGTGCCGTTCCCCTCCCAAGGCTGGATTTACGGCGGCTTCGTCAACACGCTGAACGCGGCGACAGTGCCGGGCGAAGATGGGATGAAATCTTCGTCCCAGGCAGTGGCGGCCGGACATGGCGGCTCAAGCTGTTCGTCCTTCCCGGCGGCGGCTTGCTATCGCACGTACTGGGACCTCTGGACCTATTGGTTCCAGTACGCATATCAGGGTCTCAGCGGCAAGGGCGGCTGGATGGTCGTTGCTGGCGGCAACAACGCAACGCAGGTGATTGGCGCGGTCACCGGCTGCACCGTTAACAACAACTGCTTCAACGCGACACCGTCGGGCAATGCCTGGTATCTGCGCCGCACGCAGGAAAGCGCGCTGGTGACCGACATCGCGACGATCATGGCGGAGTCGCCCGGGACATTCCTTGGCGGCGGCGGGCTGCTTTTGCGCGGCATGGGCATGAACGACCCGGCCAACGACAACGAGCCCAGCTCCAAATTCATGCAAGCTCTCTATTCCGAATGGGACTCGGCGCTCGTTGCCGCCCCGAGCTTCCGCTCAAAGCGGCTGGCGATGCGATGAAGGGTGGCCTACCGGGGGCGAAATTCGTGAGACGAATACTCGCGCGAGGCTGCTAGGATGTCTGTCGCGGAGGTTGTGGAGATTGCCGGCCGCCAGAATGCCGATATGACGCCCGAAGAACGCGACCGCTTAACACGACTGGAGCAACAATACGATTCGCTCAATGAGACGACGAACGACCGCTTCGCGGCACATCACGAGCGGGCGAACAAGCTGCAGATCGATTACATCGAATATGAAAAGCGGCTCCGCGCACTTGAAAGCGTCATCTCGGATTACAAGGCATCAAACCGGTTGGTCGATGGGCTCGATTGGGAGCGGCGGCTGCGCGCCGTCGAGCGCGAACAGGATCGCGGCGCGCTGCACAGCTCGATCAATCGCGCCTGGTGGACCGGGATCGCCGGCCTGGTCGGCACCGCCATAGGCTTCGTGCTGACCAAGCTATTCGGCAAATGAATCTCGCCGACCCTCGTGACGTGCTTGCGCGCACAATCTGGGGGGAGGCGCGCGGCGACGGTTGGGACGGCATGCAGGCCGTCGCCAACGTGGTCATGAACCGCGTGTCCGATCCGACCTGGTGGGGGCACGACGTGATCTCGGTATGCCTGGCGCGCGAGCAATTCGATTGCTGGATGCCGCACGACGTGAACCGCAAGCAGCTCGAAGAGGTCGACGAGACCGATCCGACGTTCGCCGAAGCACTGACGATCGCGGCCGAGGCGATCTCGGGCGACCTCGCCGACATCACCCACGGAGCCACAAGCTACAAGGCGAACTGGGAAGGGTGGCCAGCGCATTGGCCGCTGCCGCCGCGCGAGCCGCTCGCGGTGATCGGACGACAGCAATTCTATGACCTCACATAAAATATTATCCATTTCTTTTATTGGCGAATTTCCCGCAAAAACAGTAATTGAACCGGACGATCTGTCCGGTTATTGTTGCCGCGAAATCAACCTTCGAAATTGAGGCCGCAAAAATGGCCGACCCGACACCTGGAGTAGCGAAAACGGTCGCCTCCGCGCTGGCCGGCGCGCTGACCATAATCCTCGTCTATCTGTTCGATACCTACGTCGCCGACTCCGGCCACCAGCTCCCGAATGAGGTGGTCGGCGCGCTGCAGACGCTCATCGTTTCCGCCGCCGTGTTTTTCACGCCGCACCAGATTGGTGGGCAATGAACTGGCGCTCGATCTCGGGCGCGCTCGCGCTCGTTGGCCTGATGTGTGCCCTCGGGCTCAGCGGCGGCTGTAGCGACGCCTCGAAAATCGCGGCCGCTCTGCCGGTGACGGCGACCGGGTGCGTGCACATCAATTCGGCTTTCGAGGACATCACCGTGAATCGGGTGAACCAGAACTCGACCGAAGTCTCCCCGCAATGCGACGTGAAGCAGGGCATGAACGTCGTGCCGCCGGTTCCGACAATCGTCATGCCGGCGAACATGCCGATGCAGGTCATCCGCCCATGAAGATCGCGCGCTACGGCTGGCGCCGTGATCGCCTCGATCATCGAGATTACATGTATCGGCCGACAGCAATTGCGCTTCCGCCGGCCGTCGATCTGCACGCCAAGGCGCCGCCGATTTACGACCAAGGCCAGCTCGGGAGCTGCACCGCCAACGCCATCGCCGCCGCTTTCGACTTCGTACGCGGCAAGGAAGGTCTGCCGTTCATCACGCCGTCTCGGCTGTTCATCTATTTCAATGAGCGCGCCATCGAGGGCACGGTTGGGGTCGATGCTGGCGCCGAGATCCGCGACGGGCTGCACACGCTGGGTTGGAACGGCGTCTGCACGGAAGCGGACTGGCCTTACGACATCACGAAGTTTGCGGACGAGCCCCCGATCGGTGACTTCACGAACGCTCTGGAGCACCGCGCCTACGCCTACCGCAGCATCGACGGGACGGCGCTCTCGGTTTTGAAAACCTGCCTGGCGAGCGGTCTGCCGTTCGTGTTCGGATTTTCCGTCTTCCAGCAATTCGAGAACATCGATCCGGCGACGATCCCGATCGTCGAGCTGCCGAATCCAGCGGACGAACCGATCGGCGGACATGCCGTGTGCGCAGTGGGCTACGACAACGCAATGCAGGCCGTCCTGTGCCGCAATAGCTGGGGCACGGGCTGGGGCACCGGCTGGAGCGACCCGACGCTGAACGGCCATTTCTGGATGCCCTACACCTACATCACCGACTCCGATCTTTGTGCGGATTTTTGGACCGTCACGCTCACGAGCAAGACATGAGCCTGTTCAAAAAACTGATCATCGAGCTTCTCCAAGCCCTGCTTGCGGAAGAATTCGGCCCGCCTGTGAGAGGGCGGTTTGCCGGCGCTTACACCACCACCCCCAAAGGAGAGATCATCGTGGCTATGCAACAACTCACCGTGAATACGCCGTTTACCTGTCCGCTGATTTTCCAGGACGCAAACGGCAACAACGTTCCGGGCCCGGCCGGCGGCTCTGTCTCGTCTTCTGACCCGACCGTGCAGGTCGCGCTGTCGGCCGACGGCCAGGCGGTCAACGCCACCATGACGGCCGCCAACATCACCTCGACGCTGACCTGGAGCGGCACCGGCGCCAACGGCCCGTTCAGCTTCACGACCGACGTCACCGATCAAAGCGTGGCTGGTGGCCCGGTCTCTGGCCAGTTCGGCTCCTTCGTGCCCGGCACGACCCCGTAAAGGCCCAAAACCGGAGGAGGGGGCAGGCCCCATGCAAAATCTCATTCTCACGGGGACATTTCAGGGCAAGCCGATCACGCTTGCGGGGTCGATCCCCTCCGCCGCCGACATATCTGCTGCGACCCAGCCGGCGATCCTGCAGGCCATCGCCGCATTGAAGGCGGACATGGACGCGCAGTTCGCTTCGGTGCTCGCGGCGATCCATGCCATCCCGGTCTCGCCGCCGTCGCCTCCGCCTCCGCCCCCGCCGGCGGATTGGGTCCAGCGCACGGCCGCGCCGTCGGATCAGCCGTTCATGCCGGTGCCGACGCCGAGCGCGACATCGACCGACCAGCAGAAATATTCAAACCCCGTGCTGCCGGTTCCGCCCAATCCGGACACCGGGCCGATCTCGGTCGACACTGTGATTCCGTCCGGGCTCTTTACGCAGGTGATGGACATCACGAACAACGCCAAGGTGACCGGCGCCGGCATGGAGTGCCAGGTCGGCACGGCGGCCGCGACGATTTTTGACGGCACAAAAAAGCGGCCGATCTACCGCAAGGCCATGGCTGTGTTCGAAGGCTCCTCGGTGCCTGGCGGCGCGGTACTGTCGAACATCACGATCCGGCAATGGGACGTGTCGCAGGCCGACGGGCAGAACGCGGCGGGTGTGTGCAACGGCGCTCACGGGCATCCGGCCGCGCCCTATGACTACACCCTCGATCACGTCGAGGTGTACGGCTGCCAGCAGGGCGCGCGCGGGCTCGGCGGCAACGTGAATTTCTTCAACTCCCATTTCCACCACAACGGCACCGACTCGTGCTCGACGACCGGCTGCACGCACAACACGTACCTGAACGAAGACGGCGGGATCTCTGATCTCGACGTCGTGACCGCGACTCATTCGGTGTGGCGGAAGTCGCTTTACGCCCACGAATTCAAGAGCCGCGCCGGTTCGCACATCATGACCGGCTGCGTGTTCGATTCGCGGCTGATCCCGGGCTCTGGGCTGGGCGGCAACGGCGCGTGCGTCGACAATTCAGACGGCGGCAAATGGCAGGGGAAGAACAATATCTACATCAAGGGCGCCGGCGCCCCGAACCACAATTTCATCACCCATGACCAGGATGCCGAGGCCGGCGATTGGCAGCAGGATTGGTTCGACGATAGCCCGGTCTTTGTGAATTATGTCGGGGTCGCTCACATCGTGGTCGAGGGCGGCCGCACGATCACGCTCAACAACCCGATCTTCATCGGGCCCCGGCCGGACTTCACCGGCAATGTTGTGATCACGGGCACGCCGCAGGATCTGCCGGCGACCGCGCCGATCCCGTTCCCGCCGGAGGTGCTGGCACTGTTCCAGAACGGGCAGTACCCGGGAGACAACGGATAGTATTGACGCGCCCGCGACTCGGGCGCAGCATCACTTCCATACCCAATGGAAACCTTAGCCCCGACCAGGCGCAGCAACCCGGCCGGGGCTTTTTCGTGGCTTTTATTTTTTCACAATTCGCCAAGTCTTCCACACGCGCGCTCGACGGTGCGGATACTCTTTCAGCCATACCGGCTTGCCGGTGTTGTTGTCGGCAATCTTCCGGCCCTGCACGACCACGTAGTGGTCGGTGACGTTGACCAGATAGACCCACGATCGCGCCAACAGGACGGCGTCGAGAATCCAGGCAACATGCAGCAGGGTCATTCGCGCCACTCCGCCTGCGGGACCGTCTTCCATCGGACGTCCGACCATTCCCCGGTCCAAGGCTGGTCGCGATCGGCGAAGTCGATCCGGTTCATCCCGTGCATCAATCCGAGCACGAACATCAGAACCGAAAAGTCGATCGGACGGAAGCCGCCGCGCGCGCCTGGCGTGCGGGCCATCTCGTGGATCGTGTGCGCGTCGGCGCCGACCTCCTTTTGGGAGTCGATGACGAGCCATATCGCCCGCATGATCTCTTGCTGATTTTTTACGTGTTCGGCCATGGCAGCGCCAAGGGGATTGTCACGCGGGCCCGCTGGTGCGGGCAGAGGGTCATGCCCTGATAGAACTCGACCTCGGCCGGGCTCCACGGGAAGCAGCCCGCCGATGCGTTCGGCCAGATCTCGTACAAAAACAGTGAGGCCGAGCCGAGGTTGACGATGATAACAATCGCGTGGAGCCAGCGCCGGAGCCGCTTGATCCACAGCAGCCCAGCCAGCATCACGATAACGATGTTCATCGCGAGGATGATGTAGGGGTGCCAGCTCACCCGTGGCTCTCCAGCTCGCGCCGGGCTGTGAACTCGACCAGCTTGATCGGAAAGCCGGTCAGCTTCGCGATCCGGAGAGCTTCCTCCCGCATGCTTTCGATGCGCTCCGTGTCGGCGCCGATCAGCGGATACATCGTGCCGCCGCCGAAGTTCGACGCCACGATGCCCTCGCCGCCGTCAGGCTCGGTTGCGACCCAGGCATAGATCGTCTCGATCCTCTGTCCCGTCCTTGCTTTCCAGGCCATTCATTCCGCTCCGTGGTGAGAGTCGCTTGCTCGCCTGCGCTCCGCCGCGAGAGTGCCGATCATTTCGTTGTTCATGGATTGCCAAGCGGCGATCTCATTACTGAGAACGAGATGTAATTTCCGGTTCTGGCGCAGCAGGTAGAGGTTGCCGGCCGATAGCCCGAAATTTAGCGCCATCAGCACATTGAGAAACATCATTCATTGGGCCGCCTGCGTGACCGGAATTCGCTCGCCCTGGCCGGTGAAAAGCATGCCCGTGGTGAACTTCTCGTATTTTACCGGCTTGACGGTCTTTTCCAGCTCGGCGAACTGGCCGGCGAAAGGATCATAGCCCGCCTTCGACCAGGGCGTGCCGAGGAGCCTCATATCGGTGACGCGGCCAGGCTGCACCTGGCCGACCAGGTCGCCGCGCCAAAAGGCGTTCCAGCACAGCATGGTCGTGTAGGCCATGAGCTGGCGGTTCTCCCACGACATGCCGTTCGTGTAGTTCAGATAGTCGAGGAGCACCTTGGGGCCTTCGCCCTTCGGCAGCCTATCGTCGTTCGAGGCGAGGCGGAAAAACTCCGCCGCCTTCTTGGGCTGGTAGCGGAACAGCTCCATCGCGACGCTCATCACGCCGGACCGGCGCCATACCAGCGACCGGACGCCGGTCGTGTGGGCCAACGCGTCGATGTAGGCGTTCGCGTGCGGGATGTAGCCCTCGAAGATCCGGAGCTGCATTTCGCGGCTGTACAGCATTTCGCTGAATTCCCGATCGTATGGGCGGAAGCGGGCGAGCAGCAGCCGAATCGACGACCCAAAGGCGCCGATCCAGGTTTTGTGAAGGCTGAATTTCTCGTGGAAGCCGGCCGCCTTATAGGCATCGTTCCAGCTCCGGCGGCGATGGATATCAAATCGCGAGTAGAGGTGCCCGGCTTCATCCATGTCGCGGCAACCGTAAAACGTGGCCGTGAAGGGCTGGCTGATCCCCGAGGCGACGACGGCCGATAAAGAATGCTGGCCATTTAAGAGAAACATGTCGTCGTTCGGCAGGACCGCAAAAAACAGAGGTGAGCCGGGTATCCACCAGCCGTGACGCATCTCGCTTACGTAGCGGTCCACCTGCTGCTGAGACACGTCCCTCTGACGGGGGAAGAGCGTTGATTTCAAAAGATGTCCAGCCAGGCGCTTGTCGACGTCGATGATCTCGCATGAGAGCTTCCGAACGCCGTTCACGTATCCTTTTGGCTGTACCGCCATAGTCCTGTTCTCCTGTGAAATGTCGTGTTTTAACAGTTGCTTTTCCGGACAGTTTGTCCGAATAAGCTGGGACGGTCAACGGACGGGTTGTGTGGTGAGATGGCAAGCAGCAGCATATTCCCGCGTGTCAGCAAGCGGACGGGGAAGACAACCTATGAGGCGCGGTGGGGCGCCAACCCGAAAACGGGTCGGCCGTTCACGAAGAACTTTAAGAAGCGCAAGGACGCCGTCACGCATCTGTCGACGGTCGGCGCCTCGGAATACGTCCCCGATCGCGAATCGATCACGGTTGAAGAGGCGTTCAAGAACTGGCTCAAGGTCTGCGAGACGACCGGACGCGGCGATCGGGCCCCGGTCGGCCGAAGCTCGCTGCGTCATTACCGCATGGAGAGCGCCAAGGTTATCGGCCTGGTCTTAGACGACGGCCGAAGGGTCGGCGATATCAAACTGACGAAGCTCAACAAAGCGCTGTTGATGGCCATCCGGACCTCGCTCCTGGAAAACGAGACCCGGGACCAGGCCCGACGTGCGCTCGACCGCTTTCGGGAAGCCCTGCATGAAGCCCGGCAATGGGAGCTGATGGCGCATGACCCGTTCGAGTTCGTGCCCAAGATCGGCATGGACGATCGCGGTGATGACGAGTGCGCGATTCCCGAGCCCCCCGAGCTGACGGCGATGTTCAACATGGTCGCCGAGATGGCGAACCACCAGTTCCGCCGGCACCGCAGCGCCTGGGGCCGCTGGCGCATGATGTTCGAGACCTTGGCCTATACCGGCATGCGGCCGGGGGAGATGCGTGGCTTTGCCCGCAAGCATGTGCTCGGGGCTCAATGCGTGATCCAGATCCGGCAGCGCGCCGACACCGACACGATCGCGATCGACAACCCCAAAACGCGGGCCGGCAACCGCGACGTCGTTGTGCCGCGCTCCTTCATGGATCGCTTGCTTGCCTACATGGAAGCCACGCCGGCCGACGACGACTCGCCGGTGTTTCGCACCGACAACGGCGGGCCGCTCTTCTATTCCCATTTCCGGGGTCACTGCT